CGTCGAGCGCCTGGAGGACGGCCGGCGGGATCGACGCCGTGTCGGGCAGGCGGACGCGGACGGCGTCCTCGCGCTCGCGGACGGCGAACTCGACGGGCTCCCGGGCTGCCAGCTCGGGGAACGCGCGGGCCAGGGGCACGGGCGCGACGAGTTCGGCGAGGGCGCGCTCGTCGACGGGCGGCCGGGAGGAGCTGCTCACGAGCCGGTCACGCTCCAGGCGAGGCGGACGGGGCACGTCCGGTCCTGGCAGGCGAACCGGTGCTCGACGAGGTCGCCGACGACGGAGGACCCGACGAACCGGAGCGGCCGGCCGTGGTGCTCGACGTGCTCGATCCCGATCCGGGCAGCGGCGAGGGACTCGACGAGGGAGCCCTCGTCGACGTACGCGGCGCGGGCCGGCTCGTCGCGCCGGCGGAGGACGTACGTCGCGGGGCGGTCCGCGCTCCAGTCGAGCCCGTCCTCCGTACGGAGGTGGAGGACGGCGGTCGCCCCGGTCGTCTCCAGGGACCCGACGACGTACGGCACGTCCGGGCCGGCGACGACGACCGTCGAGCCGGGGGCGAGGCGGGGGATCGCGGTCACGGGAGGAGTCCCTCGTCGAGGGCGGCGTCCGGGTCGCCGTCGTCGACGCCGGGGAGGTCGATCCCGACGGCGAGGAGCGCCTCGTTCACGGCGTCGTCGATCCGCCGCTCCGCCTCCTCCGTGGTCATCTGGACGCGGGTCACGCCGGCCCAACGCTCGGGCGCCGTGCGGGCGAGCCAGTCGCGGGCGGCGCGCCAGTCCGGCTCGTGTCCGGTGAACGCTCGCCTCCAGGCGCCGACCGCGTCGACCTCGGCGACGGCCTGCGCGCGTGTGACGGACTCCAGGAACTCCAGGTACGGGGCGTGCTCCTCGGGGAGGGTCCACAGGAGCGGGTACGAGTCGGAGCGGCAGGTCGGGCAGCGGTCGAGGACCGGGTACCCGGGATGCACGGGGGGCGCGGGCTGCGGTCCGTTCGGGTCGACGAGCTGCTCGACGGCGGTCCGGTGCGCGGCGAGGTCTGCCTCGTGCTGCTCGTCGGCGTCGCGGACCTCCTGCTCGGTCGCGGCGACCTCGTCCTCGCGGTCCGTGTCGCACTCGGGGCAGTACCGGTGCTCCGGGTCGTGGGCGTCGCGGACGGCGCCCGCCTCGCGTCCACGGGCGAGCCACCCGGCGAGGGTGGACTGTCCGACGCCAACGGCCTGCGCGGCGATCTTCAGGTACGAGCCCTGCTCGATCGCGCCGACGATCCGGTCGGCCGTCTCGACGGTGAGCAACGACGGGCGGCCGGGGCGTGTGCGCGGGTCCAGGAGCGACGGGAGGGCGCTCGGCTGCCCGGGTCCGGCGGGGGGCTCGACGGGCGCCTGCGGGGCGCTGGGCGGGCTCGCGTGCGGGCTGCGCGAGTCGGAGAACGGGTGCGTCGGGTCGGTCACCGGAGGACCTCGATCGAGTGGGAGAGGGGCAGGTCGTACTCGCGGGGACCGTCGACCGTTCCGACCTCGATCCGGTAGTACACGAGGGACACGTCCGAGGGGGCGAGCCCGAGGAGCCAACCCTCGACGAGCCCGCGCGGCTCGGCGTGGAACCGGACGCGGGTCGAGCCGATCGGCGGCCGGGTCACGGTGATCGTGCCGAGGGTGCAGGGGACCCACCCGGCGGCGTGGACGAGCTGGAGGTCGGCGCGTCCCTGCGCGTACCCGTCGGAGACGACGGCGCGGTCGGCGATCTTCGCCGGCGGGGACAGCAGCGCCTCGACCTCGGCGCGGACCCGGCGGCTCCAGGCGCGGCCGACGACGAGGTCATGTCGCCGTGCTGCCTCCGCCTGCACCTCGCGGGCTCGGCGGGCGAGGTCGCGGCGGATCAGCTCGGCGTACCTCGGGTCGTCGAGGAGGTCGCGGCGGGGGCGGAGCCGGACGACGGCGAGGACGCCGGAGCGGAGCCGGCGGAGGAGCGGCCTCACTGCTGCCCGCCGGTCGTCGTGGAGTCCTGGACGGTGCCGGCCAGCTCGGCGGCGTCGCGGGCTCGGGCGTCCTCCAGCAGCCATGTACGGGCGGCGTCGACGAGGGCGATCACGGTCGACCGGTCAAGCCCGGCGAGGATCGCGCCCTCCGGGTCCTCGGCGACGACCTCGACGCGTCCGAGGGCAGCGCCCCGGAGCCGGACGCGGGTCCGCCGGCCCGGGTCCTCGGCGGTCCAGCGGTCGGCCGGGTCGGTCGTGGGCGTGGGCGTCGTGGTCACGGGTGCTCCTGCGGTCGGGGACGTGATCGCCTGGACGGCGGCCGGGATCGTGCTCGTCGCGGCCTGGACGGTCGCGGCGACCGGGTTTGTCGTGCGGGCCTTCCCGGTCACCTCGTGCCCTCCTCGTCGTGCCCCGGGGAGGGGCACGTGTCGAGGTAGGCGTGCGCGCCGTCGGGCAGGTCGACGAGGGTCGAGGTCCACCCGTTCGCGGCGCCCTCGTGGCGGGCGGCGAGGTCGGACCGCTGCCGGGTCGGGTAGGCGCCCCGGCAGGGCTGCCCGTGCCGCATCCGGTCACAGGACAGGGTGATGAGGGCGGTCACCGGTCGAGGACCTCGGAGAGGCGGAGGGGCACGTCGCCCTCCAGCATGGCGCGGGCGGTCCGGGTGTCGGCGTACCGCTCCAGGTGAAGGGACACGAGGCGGCGGAGTTCCACGTACCGGAGGAGGACGCCGTCGTCGGGCCACGAGTCCGCGTGCGGCCGGTACGGGTCCTCCTCGATCGGGTGCGGGCTCGTCACCTCCCGGAGCGGCGTCACCTCGACGACGTTCTCGCGGGGGACGCCGAGGAACCGGCGGACCTCCTCGGCGTCCGGGGGGAGGTCGGGCAGCTCGACGCCGTTCCGCTCCGTGTGGCGCTTCGCGGAGCCGAACAGGCGACGGGCCTCGTCGCGCTCGTCGCGGAGCCGGTTCGCCTCGTCGAGGCGCTGCTGCGCGAGGTCGCGGGCGTCCCGTAGCTCGCCCTCGACCTCGACGCGGGCGTCCCGCGTGCGGTCCCGCTCGCCGATCACGGTCGCGAGCTGCCGGCGGAGGCGCTCCTGCTCGCGCTCGGCGCCGAGCCGGCGGGCGTGCTCCTGCTCGGCGCGGTTCGCGGACTCCTCTACGTCCTCGCGGTACACGCGCCGCTGTGCGAGGAGGCGGATCGCACAGTCGACGGCGCCCTCCGAGCGGGACGGCTCCCCGGGCACGTTCTCGACGATCCACCCGGCGAGGCGGGCGATCTGCCCGTCGAGGGGCTCCGTCCCGCCTGCCTCGCCGAGGTTGAGCGCCTCGGGTACGGGCTGCCGGGTGCGGCCGTCGATCAGGAGGGCGATCAGGGCGCGGCGGTCCGTGAGGGATGCGGCGGCGATCGCGACGCCGAGCGGCCCGTACGTGTCGCCGAGGCGCTGGAGGTCGGTCAGCAGCTCGGCGGCGAACCGGTCGTCGTCGCGCGCCTCGTTCGCGAGGTTCTGCGGGAACCCGACCTCGACCGGCTCGGCGAGGCGGACGCCACAGGTCGGACAGCGGTACGGGCGCTCGTCGGCGGACGCGGGGGCGCCCTGCCCGTTCTCCTCGACCCGCTCGGCGAGGGCGGGCCACGCTCGGGCGCCGTGCCGGAACGCCCACGAGTGGAGGCGGGTCACGGCGGACCGTTCGGCGTGGTCCCACTCGTCGGGGCGGGTGCGCCCGTCGCGGAGCAGGGCGAGCACGAGGCGGGCGCATCGGCGCCCGGGTCGCGAGGGTTGAGCAGCGGGCATCGGGACTCCTCGGGCGTGGGACCTATACGGGGGGACACTCTACGGGGGGCGAGACGGTCACGGGGCGGTCGTCCGGAACGTTCACGACGTACGGGTCGCGGTCGAGGACCACGTCGACGGAGCGCCCCCCGAACCGGCGTATCCCCCACACGACGCCCTCGACCTCCTCGTCGACGACGTGCCCCTCGTCGCCCTCGACGCACACGCACTGCCCGACGTGCTCGCACGTCAGGTCCCCCGCTCGGAGTTCGTCCACGCCTCCAGGCTCCCCGGGGCAGGGGGGACGCCTGGAGACGCGGGAGGGGGCACTACAGGCGGCCGGCGGCCTCGTCCTGCTTCGCCTCGCGGTGAATCTTGAGGATAGTCTGCTCCGTCGAGTTCGCGGCCTGCGCGATGTGCCGGAACAGGACCCGGCGCCGACGGAGGTCCAACACGAGGCGCTTCCGCTCCGTGGACAGCTCGGCGACGCGGTCCTGCGCTTCGTGGATCGCGCCGGTCGTCTGCCGCATGAGGGCGAGCTGCTCGTCCGTCTCGTCGTCGCCGGTGAGCGGCAGCGGCGGCGGCTCGACGGCGGGCAGCGGTTCGGGCTCGGACACGGCGGGGGGCTCCTCGACTGCGATCGCGGTCACGAGTCGCAACCTATCCGGGGGGGCAGGGTCAGCGAGCGGAGTTGCGGCGTTCACGCCGGGAGCCCGAGCTGCTCGGCGTACCGCTGCTCGCCGGAGCGGAGGTACCCGTCGAGGTCACGCCCCCGGATCACGGAGTCGACCTCGCCGGCCCGAGTGTGCCAGGCGATCGGCGTCGCCTCGTACTCGTCGGCGTCGACGACGACCGCTCCGGCCTTCCCGGTGACGACGACCGCGTCGACGTACTCGACCTGGACGCCGACGCGGAGGATGCCCCGGGTCGAGTTCTCCCGGTCGACCTGATCGGCGAACGCCTGCGCGATCGCCTGGAGCAGGTCGCCGTCCTCGCGCCGGCCGGCGTTCGTGAGGGCGATCTGCCGGGCGTGGACGAGGGCGTCGTACGCGAGGCGGGCCTTCGCTCGGGCGAGCGGTTCGGGGCGGGGCTCGGGCGCGGGCATGAGGGGCACGGGTTCTCCTGTTCGGCGTGGGCGGGCGCCGGGCAGCCACGGGGGGAGCTACCCGACGCCCTGCGAACTATACCCTCCCCCTACTCCGTGAGGGGGCGGCGACGGTCCGGCCCGTCGAGGGTGACGACCATCCCGAGCCCGTTCAGGCGGGACGCGACCCGCTCGCCGAGGTTCGCCCGGATCAGGTCCCCGGTCGCGTTCGTCGTGACGATCGTCGGCAGGCGCCGCGCGTACCGGGCGTCGATCACCCGGTACAGGACCTCGGCGGTCCAGTCCGAGGCGCGCTCGGCGGCGAGGTCGTCGAGCAGGAGCAGGCGGGCGCCCTCGACGGCGTCCAACGTCTCGACGGGCACGCGGCCGGGCCGGAGCCCGTCGAGGAACGCGGGGACGGCGACGGCGACGGCCGGCAGCATGGCGCGCTCGCCGACGAGGAACCGGAACGCGGCGACCGCCTCGTGAGTCTTGCCCACGCCCACCGGTCCCCGGATCACGATCCCGTCGATCTGCCGGCGGTACAGGGCGATCGCGGCGCGGGTGACGGCGGCGTTCGTCGGGCGGGCGGCGTCGAACCGGCCGAACCGGCGGTCGAGGTGCGCGAGGGTCGAGGCGACGACCCGCTCGCGGCGGAGCGTGTCGATCCGCTGCTGCCGGGCGGTCCGTTCGCGGGCGGCCTGCTCGCGGACAGGGCGGGAGCGGGCGGCGATCTGCTCGACGCGCGCCTGCCAGTCGATCACCTCCGGTTCGGGGCGCTCGGCGGGCTGCTCGCGCTTCCGTCGCTCGACCTCGGCGGCGAGGCGGGCGAGCGCGGCCTCGTCGGCGGGCGGGTGCTCGGGTGCGGGGCTCGCGGCGTGGGACTCGGGCATGGCTAGAACGCTCCTCGATGTGCGTCGGGGTCGGTCGGTATGTGCTGCCGGGGACCGTAGGCGCTAGAGGTCACGGTCCGGTGTGGATTGACGGCCGACGGGTCGTCCTCCCACCGGCCGCCGTTGAGCCACGACGCGGGATGCGGGACGTACTGGAGGTCGTCTCGGAATGGGTACTCCCGGACAGCAGCGATGATCTTGTCCGGGTTGACCCGTTTGACGGCACTCGTCCACGCCTTCCGGGCGGCGACCTTCCCGACCTTGCGCGGGTAGGCGCTCCAGAACTCGGCGAACGGATCGCCGGCTCCGTCGAGCGGCAGCTCGACGAGGGTTAGTTCTGTGGTTCCCTGGCTGTGGTTCCCTGGCTGTGGTTCCTGTCCCGTTTGGACCCCCACCGTAGGGGCTGAAACGCCCCTACCTGTTGGGGTCCTAGCGCCCCTAGGTTGTGGCGTTTGAGCCCCTACCCCCTGCCTTTCCTGGGGGGTGGAGGCGTTCGCGCCCCTACCCTGTGGCATGGGTGCCCGGTGGAGGACGTACCCGTTCGACGAGCGGTCGCCGGCGTCGTCCGTGCGCGGGTACACGGTGACGGCGCCGATCCGGGTCAGGTCGGCGAGCGCCCGGTCGACGACCTTTACGTCGGCGACCTGGAGGCGATCAGCGAGGGTCCGCCGGGACGGGTGCGCGTGCCCGGTGCGCTGATCGGCGTAGCGGCGGAGCACGGCGTACAGGCGGATCGCCTGCGCCGACACGTCCGAGTCGAGAACCCACTCGGGGATGACGGCGTAATACCCGTCCTCGGCGTGAACGTCTGCGGTCACGACCGGACCTCCGTCCGGGTCGGGCAGTCCGGCGGGCACGTGTGCAGACAGTCCTCGATCCCGGCCGCGCCGAGGGCGGCGAGGTGATCGAGGAGGTCGAGGGACTGCCAGAACCACTCACTCCCGGCGATGCGGGACCGGGCGAACCGCTCGTGCCGGGCGCGCTCGACCGGGTACCCGCCGGGCTCCCACGCGAGCAGACCGAGGACCTCCCCGGTCTGTCGCTGGAGCTGCTCGACGCGGAGTGGCAGGTTCCCGGTCGTCCCGATCTTGATCGGGGAGCCGAGGGGGACGGCGAGGTTCCGGAGGTAGTACACGAGCGGGCCGGCGTGCGGGTGGACCTGCGCGGCCGGGTCGAGGCGCTCACGGCGTCCGGCCGACAGGGGAGCGGGTTCGTTCGGTAGCATGTGGACCTCGCGGTTTCATTAGGCGTGGGACAGCGAGCCTCCGGCCCGGACCCTCCTCTCGGGGAGAGTCCGGGCCGGAGGTGTGTAGGGGGGGACGCTACGCGCGGGCGAGCTGCGCGAGCAGCTCGGGATCGCCTGCCGCGCGTTGCGTGAGAACCCACACGGTGTGCTCGCGCCCGTAGTGCTCGCGGGTGACGACGGTCCCGTCCGAGCCGGTCGCCGGCTCCAGCCACCCGCCGTCGACCAGCTCGACGCGGCGCGGCCGTACGGAGTTGTCCCGGAGCCCGGTCGCCTGCGCGATCTGGAGGTCGGTCAGCCCGACGAGCTTCGGGTCCCGGGCGACCTGCGCGACCGCGTCGAGGACCTGCCGGCGTCGCTTCCCGGACTGCGGGAGCGCGAGGAGCGCGGCGTCGGAGGAGGTCGCCCTCGCCCCACGCCGGACCCTGCCGGTCCCGTTCGCCCCCGGGGACCCTGCGGCAACCCCCCGGGCGGTCTGCGGGCTCCTGGAGGCGTTCAGGGCGTCGACGTGCGCGACGAACCGGTCGCGCTCCTCCAGGAGGACCCGGGCGTCCTCGCCCCGGAGGGCGAGCGCGGCGGCGATCGAGGCGAACCTCGTCGCGGCCTGCCCGGCGTCGAGCCCGGCGTACCCGTCGTCGACGAGCCCGTCGCCGGAGTTCACCTCGGGGAGCCGGCCCTCCGCCTCGGCGCGGAGGAACTCGACGTACCGCCCGAGGTTCCGGGCGGACGACTGGAGCACGCTCGACCACGCGCGGGCGCGGCGGACCTCGACCGGCGAGGACGAGGCGCCGAGGTGACGGGCGACGCCCCGGATCGCGGCCAGCTCGGCGGCGGAGGTGCTCACGACGACGCCCCGGCGCGCTTCGCGGCCGACCGGCGCCACGCGGCACGGCGACACTCTCGGCACGACCGGTTCCCCCGCCGGTCGACGTAGACGTTCCCGCCGGACAGCGCGTGCCCCTCGCGGGCACAGTGCGTCCGGTGCTGGAGGGCGTTATGCGACCGGTCGTTGTTGTCCGCCGGCGTCGTCGGCTCCAGGTGTCGGCCGTTACAGCAGCGCCGGTGCGGACAGGTCGGGCCACCCGGGCAGCCCGTCCCGTTGTGGCAGACGTGGTCGACGTGCGCGCCCTCGGGGACCGGGTCGTTCTCCAGTTCCCACGCGAACCGGTGCGCGAGGACGGTCCGGCCGTCGACGAGCGCGAACACGCCGTACCCGTCGGCGTTGAGCGCCCGGGTCCACGGGTGGCAGGCGTCGGGACCGCCCGAGGTGTCGACGTGCCGGGCGAACCGGACCGGAGCCGGCGTGACGGTGCGGGTCACTTCGCCTCCTCCCGCGTCACGCGCACGCCCCGGTACGTGCGCGGTCCGACGGAGCGGACCTGCCGGATCACGGCGGCGTCGGCGTCGCGCTGCTGCTCGGCGAGACGCTTCCGGAGCTGCTCGACCTCGCGGGCGGCCGGCGAGAACTTCCCGAGCGCGAGGAGCCGGTCGATCCCGTCGCGGACGAGGGACACTGCCTCGGCGTTCGTCCAGACCGGGACCTCCTCGGGCTCCTCCCCGGGTGCGAGCATCGCGGCGGGAGGCTTCCGCCCCTCGTCGGCGACGGTCTGCTCGGCGACCCACGCGATCAGGGAGTCCACGTCCCACACGGACGAGCCCGAGGCGTAGTCCGCGCGGACCGCGATCCGCTGCCCCGCCCCGTCGGGCACGAACAGGGACGCGAGGAGCATCCCGTCCAGCTCGGCGCCGGACACGGACAGCGCCTCCTCGCCGGCGATCGCGTCCGCCTCGACAGCGGCGGCGGAGAACGCCTCGGCGACGGACCGGAGGGACTCCCCGGCCGACACGACGCGGCGGACAAGGTCGTACGTGTCCTCGGGGACGACGACCGTCCCGCGCGCCTGCCGGATCGTCGTCGCGGCGTACCGGAGGGAGGCGATCAGGTCGCGGCGGAGGATCGGCGCGAGGGCGCGGAGGGCGTCGGCGTCGAGCTGCCCGTCGGGTCCGCCGATCGGGACGGGCAGGTTCGGGGCGGTCGGGGCGTCGGCCTGCTGCGGACCGACGCCAAACCGGACGGTCACCTCCTCGCCGAGATTGCCCCCGATGCGGAACGAGGCGCCGAGCCCGCGCGAGTCGTAGTGCCACTCGCCCTCGTGCCCCTCTCCGAGGAAACACACGAGGGAGGCGGTCGGGTCGTCGGGGGACTCGACGAGGGTCGGGCAGGCGGGGGCGATGCGTTCGGTCACGAGGTCTCCTCGGTCGGGCGTGCGTAGGACAGGGGGAGGGGGAGGCGGATCGGGTCGGGCAGGTTGCGCCAGTAGCCCGGGCGGTCGCGCTGCGGAGGAACGACGACGAGGACGCCGAGGACCTCGTGCCCGTACCGGCCGGCAGCGGCGGCGAGGAACCGGTGCGTCGCCTCCAGGCGGGACGGGCTCGGGTCCTCGGAGCCGGTGAGGTCGACGATCGCGACCGCCTCGGCGCCGTCGACGACGAGCTGCCGCATCGCGACGACCTCGTCGACGGGCTCACGGTCGGGCGGGAGGGTGAGGCACACGGCGAGGTCCGGGTCATTGTCGGTGAACCCGACGAGGACGGTCTCGCCGGCGATCGGCCGGCGGCCGAGCCACCGGGGGATCGTCGCGACGATCGTCGCGGGCGTGGGCGGGTCGAGCATGAGGCGGACTCCTCGGGTAGGCGCGGGACGGTGCCCCCTATTTATACACGGCGAACCGGTCGAGCGGGGGGCCGGGACACGCGACGAGCCCCCGCCCTCCCGGTGAGGGGAGAACGGGGGCTCGTCGTCGCGGGATCAGGCGCGGTGCGGGCAGCCTAGAACGGCGGCTCGTCGCCGTGTCCAACGCCCGCGCCCGCCGGCGTCGACCACGGGTCCGACGCGCCTCCCCCGCCGTACCCTCCCCCGCCGAACCCGCCCCCGCCTCCGCCGGAGCTGCTGCGCTGCTGCTTCCGGATCGTCGCCTGCGCGTACCGGAGGGACGGGGCGACCTCGTCGACCTGGAGTTCGACGGCGGTCCGCTTCTGCCCGGACTCCTTGTCCTCCCACGACCGCTGCGTGAGGCGCCCGGTCACGACGACCCGGGTCCCCTTCGTGAGGGACTCGGCGGCGTTCTCCGCCTGCTCGCGCCACACGGAGCAGCGCATCCACAGAGTCTCGCCGTCCTTCCACTCCTGCGACTGCCGGTCGAACGTCCGGGGCGTGCTCGCGACGGTGAAGTTCGCGACGGCCGCCCCGGAGGGCGTGAACCGGAGGTCCACGTCCCCGGCCAGGTTTCCGACGACGGTGATCGTTGTCTCTCCACTCATGCGGGTTGCCTCCTACGGCGTGGGGATCGAGCGCGGTCGCGCTCTCGGGCGCACTCGCGGCACTTCCGGAGAGGTCGGTTTCCGACCTTCCGGGGGCGCTGCTCGTACGTGTTCTCGGGGGTGTACCGATGCCCGGCCGGGCATCGGACCTTGTGTGCGTTCGCGTTGTGCGAGCGGTCGACGTTGTCGGCCGGCGTCGTCGGGTCCAGGTGCCGGACGTTGCAACAAAGCCGATGCGAACATGGGCCGGGCGGGCAGCCCGTCCCGTTGTGGCAGACGTGGTCGACGTGCGCGCCCTCGGGGACCGGACCGTTCTCCAGCTCCCACGCGAACCGGTGCGCGAGGACCGTTGTCCCCTTCGTCGGGTGGAACCCGCCGTACCCCTGCCTCGTCTTACCGCCGGTCCACGGGTGGCAGGCGTCGGGACCGCCCGAGGTGTCGACGTAGGCGGCGAACCGGACAGGAGCCGGCGTGACCGTCCTCACCGGGGGGCGTCCCGGAGCGGGTTCTCGTACTCCTCGACCCGCTCGCGATCCTCGGCAGCCGAGGCGAGAATGCAGAGGAGCGCCCGGACGGCGTCGGCCTGGAGGCGGACGGAGTCCGAGAACCCGTCCGCCTCGATCCCGTACGCGGCGATCTGCCGGGCGAGGTCGAGATGCTCCAGCTCGCGGGCGTTGCGGGCGAGGCGCTTCCGGGCGGTCTCGATCCCCTCGCGCCACGGCTTGACGTGCGTCCCGCATAGCCGAGACTCCTCGTCTTTCCACCGATTCCGGCAGCGGTCGGCGACCGCGTACCGGTTCGGCGGCCGGTCGATCGAGGCGAGATACCGGGTCCAGCGGTCCGCCCACTCCTGCGCGCCGGGCGTCGAGTACGAGTACGCGTCGTGTCCCCACGGGCGCCCGTTCGTGCATCGGTCCGGCTCGGGCCACGTCGACGGGTCCTGCGGGTCGAACGCGGGGAACCGCTCGGCGACGAACGCGGGGACCTCGTACGTCGGGAGCCCCCGCGCCTGCGCGATCCGCTCCTCGTCCAGCTCGCGGCGGACCTCGGCGCGGTCGGCGTCGCGCTGCTGCTCGGGCGCGGTCACCGGTACCCGCCCCCGCCCCGGAGCGCGTCGCCGACGGAGCGGAGGACGGACTGCGTCCCGGACAGCTTCGCCCGGAGGTTGTGCATCCCCTCGCGCGCCGTGCGGCAGGTCAGCTCCAGGAGCTGCCACTGCTCGTACTCCTCCTGGCAGGCGATGATCGCCTCCGCCTCCCGACCCTCCGCCGAGCGGGCGGTCGAGCGGAGCAGCGCGCGGGCGTGCGCGAGGTCGTACGCGAGTTTCGCGGCGCCCCGCTGCTCCTCTTTCGTGGTCAGGAACCCGGCGCCCCGTTCGATCCGGTCGAGCGTGTCGACGATCTCGCGCTCGACCTCCTCGGGCGTGTACGGGCGGGAGGTCGCGTCCGGGTTTGTCGTGATGTGCCGGAGCCCCCCGGTCGAGCGGGCGTCGCCCTCTCGGGCGGTCGGGTCGACGGCGCCCGGCCGGTCGCGGGGGACGATCGCCTGCGGGACGGAGACGACCTCCCAACACGCGGAGCAGACCTGCTCGCCGTCGACGAGCCGGCGGTCCGGCGCCGGGTGCGAGCAGGACGGGGCGGCCGACCCGTCGGGCATCGTCCCGTCCGGCAGCTCCTCGGCGAGCCCGATCGTCCCCTCGGCGGGCTCGCCGACGAGTCCGAGGGTCCCGTCGGGGCGCTGCTCGACGAGGAGGAGGGACTCGGACTGCTCGTCGTCGAGCACGTCGTCCGGCCGGTCGAGGTCGCCGTACGCCGGGTCGTCCGCGCTCACGAGCCGGACTCGATCCTGCGGCGCCGCTCGTCGATCAGGTACCCGAGCGGGGCGGCGTCGCCGTTGACCATCGGCACGGGCACGTCGAGGAGCTGGAGGGCACGGTGCCGGACGCCGGCCAGCTCCTCGACGGTCGTCGTCGCGAGCGCGGCGGCGAGGGCGTTCTCGGCGCGCTTGACCTCCTCGGCGGAGAACGGTCGGGACGCCTCAGAGTTCGTGCGGTCCGGGTCGTCGGACGCGGACGCCTCCGTCGGGATTAGGAACGCGGCGAGTAGCGCGCTCTTGATCGCCTGGCTGTACGCCTTCCCGGTGCTCTTGTCCCCGGTGTCGGCGCCCTCGCCCCACCCGTCCAGCTCCTCGGAGCTGCCGTCCTGCGCGAGGAACCGGAGGCGGACGTGTACGTGCGTCACGTAGTTGTACCCGGCGCCCGAGGAGCGGGGGCGCTGCTCGCGCTCGCGGTCCAGGGTCGAGGGGAGGACGACGAGCCCGACCTCGGCGAACAGGTCGTGGAGGGCGGCGTACACGTCGTCGATCCCCCGGAACGAGTACCCGCCGGCCTTCTGCTCCGCCTGCCTGCCCTTCGCGATGGGCTGGACCCGACGGAACACCTCGGCGAGCGCCTCGGCAGCGGTGAGCGGGTAGTCGTCGCGGGGATCGTCGCCGGGGGACCCGCCGAGCATCGCGGAGCCGGGTTGGAACGTGTGCGCCGGGTTCGGACTGGAGGCGCCGAACACGGGTCCGGCGAACGGCGGCTCGTCGAGGACGCGGTCGAGGTCCTCTCGGGCGGCGTCGTCCGGCTCGGGCGCCGGCGGGTCGCCGGCGGGGAGGTCCTCGACGGGCGTCGGGGGCGTGTCGATCGTCGTCGGCGGCGGTTCGCCGGCGGGCTCGGGTCGGGTGCGGGTCTGCGCGGGCATCATGCCTCCAGGGCGGGGGGAGCTGCGGGGATCGAGCCGGCGGCGTACGCGTCGAGGTAGGCGCGGAGCACGACGGGCAGCTCGACGCCCTCGCGGGCGGCGCGCTCCTCGGCGAGGCGGCGGGCGTCCGGGTTGACGTACAGCCACCAGCGCATCGACAGCCCCCCCTCGACCGTCGGCGGGCGACCCGCGCGCAACGGGCGGGCGGTGTCGGACATAGGACCTCCTCGGACGTGGGATACTTACCGCCTATTTATACACGGCGAACCGGAGGTGCGGGGACGATGCGCTCGGGAGAGTTGCGGCGGGTCGCGTGGGAGCGGCAGGACGGCCGATGCGCGGTCACCGGTGCGCCCCTCGGCGACCTCGACGGCGGGTGGCAACCTGTGAGCTAGTGTGGCACCTATGAGTACGCCCGTCGCGTTCGGCGACCCACGCATCCCCGAGCGCATCTGGCGCAAGCTCCGGGTATCGCCGTCGGGCTGCTGGGAGTGGACGGGCTGCCTGTCGACCAACGGATACGGGAAGGTTAGCCACGAGGGCCGATCGGAGTACGTGCATCGCGTCGTCCGCGAGGCGCTCGTCGGGCCGATCCCCGCCGACCGACAGCTCGACCACCGGTGCCGGGTGCGCCACTGTGCCAACCCGGCGGACACGGAGGTCGTAACGGGCCGGGTCAATCTGCGGCGGGGCGAGTCGCCGTGGCAGGTGAACCGGCGCAAGACTCATTGCGCGCGGGAAGGGCACCCGCTCGACGGGGACAACCTGTACGTGAACCCGCGCGGCGAGCGCGAGTGCCGAGCCTGCCGGACGGCGGCCAACGCGCGACACGACGCCAAGCGGCGCGCCCGGTGAGGATGCGCGAGCTACGCGAGCTGGCATGGGAGAGGCAGCGCGGCCTTTGTGCCGTGACGGGCCTCCCCCTCGATTGGGACCGTGACGCGTTGCACCATCGGCGGCCGGGCGGTCGCGGGGGGACGAGCAGGGCGAACCAGCAGGCGCCGTCGAACGTCGTGGCGCTGCTCGCGCGGGTCCACAACTTCGGGGCGCCGGGACTCCTCCTCGACGGCGTCGCCGGCCGCTCCGTCCACGGGTCGCCGGAGTGGTCCCGGCCTCTCGGGCTGCTCGTGTCGAGCAACGTCGACGAGCCCGCCTCGATCCCGGTCCGGATCGCCGGGCTCGGGTTCGTGTTCCTACTCGACGACGGGGGCGTCCTGCCGATCGCGTGACGGCCGGGGTGGTTCCCCTCCGCCCCGGCCGACGCGGACCCTACCGGGGCGCGGCGGCGATCTGCCGGTACTGGACGGTCCCGGTCGCCGAGGTCACCCGGTACCGGGACTCGACCCGGTACCAACCCGCCGGGAGCCCCGTGTACTCGCGGACGAGGGACGCGGACACGTCACCCGGGCCGGTCGTGAGGGCGGCGCGGTCGGCGGGCTCGACGACGTTCTGCGGTGTCGCCGGGGCGGGGGGCTCGTCCGGGCCGGCGGTCGAGGTGTCGAGGGGCTCGGTCAGCGCCTCGTCGACGTACGGTCCGACGATCCGGCAGCCGTAGAACACGCGGGGGGCGGTCGACACGAGCCGGGCGGACAGGGTGACGGCGAGCGCGCCGGAGGTTCCGACGCGGACGGTCACGGCCGGGCCGGCGGCGTCGGCGACCCACGCGACGGAGGAGACGACGAGGGCGGCGTCGGCGTCGGCGGAGCGGCGGCCGGCAGCGGCGACGCCGGCAGCGCGCAACCCGTCGACTGCCCGGTTCAGCTCCAGGAGCCGGCGTTCGGCCGAGGTGTCGGGCGGTGTGTGCATCAGGTCTCCCCGAGTTCCATCGCGACCCGCTCGGTCCGGCCGGGCTGCCCGGGGGCGATACGGCGGGTCACGACCCGGCCGAGGACGGCCGTCGGGTCGGGCTGGAGCGGGTCGTCGAGGTCGAGGCGGACCTCGTCGCCGAGCCCGTACCGGTCGAGGGTCGGGGACAGGTCCCCGCGCACGGTGAGCCCGGTCACTCGCCGTTCTGCCCCGTACCCGGCGGCGAGGACGCCGAGCGTGTGCCGGTCGAGGGTCGCCTGCTGCTTTAGCTCCTCCCCGCCGCTGTACTGCCGCTCCAGCAGCGGCCACCCGAGCGCAATCTCGTTGATCCCGAGCTGCGCGGCGGTCGCGGTCGAGCGGAGCTGCTCGGGTGGCTGCCCGGCGCCGAGCCCGACGACGAGGTTCGCGACGCCGGTCCCGTCCTCCTCGTACGTGTAGGCGATCACCTCGTTAGGGGCGCGCCCTCGGGAGGAGGTCTGCCAGCGGAGTTCGGGGACGCCGACGCGGCCGAGGCGGGGGGCGACCTCTAGCGTTTTCGTGAACCGGCCGGTCGCCGGGTCGATCCCGGGCCGGATTCTCCAGTCCAGCCCGGCGCCCCCCTGCGCGATCGAGGTCGCGGTCTCCAGCACGGTCCGGAGGTCCTCGGCGAGGAGGGTTCGGTCGGAGACGACGCCGGCGAGGGTATCGGTGTACCGGAGCCCGAGCCCGCCCGACGGCGTCGCCTCGGCGCGTTGGAACACGTCGCGGAGCATCCGGGCGTCGTCCCACCGGCGGTACGTGCGGTCCCACCGGACGAGCCGGTGCGCGTAGTACGACTCGGGCGTCGCCATGATCAGGGACAGGTCGCGGCCGGAGCGGGTCCTGCCCCACACGATCCCGTGCCACAGGACGGGGGCGGCGACCTCGACGCCGGCCCGGCGGACGACGCGCTGCGCGTAGCAGATCGTCCGCCGGGGCGTCGTGGAGCCCCACACGTCGTGGACGCGGGCGTGCTCGGAGTCGAGCTGTACTCGTGCCCGGCCGGGTCCGGCCTCGCCGATCGTCTCGGTCAGGTCGGCGTCGCGGAGGGGGAGGACGGCGATCGGGTCGTCGGTGAGGAGGTCGCAGAAGGTGTAGCGCCAACTCGCGGAGCCTGTCGCGGGCTCGGTCACTGCCCCTCCCCCTCGGTAGAGGTAACGTTCTGCGAGTGCCCACGCCTAACGCCCTGTCCCCGCTCGACCGCTTCCTCGCCGGGTTCGTCCGGGGCGCCGACGACGAGTGCTGGCTGTGGAGAGGTGAGCCGAGCGCGAAAGGGTACGGGCGCTTGCGGATCGGCGGACGGCGACAGGTGTACGTCCACCGGTTCGCCCTGGAGCTGCGGCTCGGGCGTCCGCTGCGAGACGACGAGGACGCGCTCCACTCCTGCGACACGCCCTTGTGCGTCAACTACGTGTCGCACCTCCGCTCCGGGGATCAGGCGACGAACGTCGCGGACGCCGTCGAGCGCGACCGGCTCCGCAAGGAACGGTGCCGACGCGGGCACGAGCGCACGCCGGAGAACACGCGGACGCGGATCGACCGGCGAGGCTACGTCGAGCGCCACTGTCGGGACTGTGAGCGCCTGCGGTAGCGCCCTCCAGGACGCCGTCCCGGTCGCCGAGGTCGGATCAGTCACGGCCTACCCGCGCCACCCGTGGCGCCACAGGGCGGCGTGAGTGCGCGGCCCGACGATCGTCCCATCGGCGTCGGAGCCGGTGATCCCGCTCCGGCGCTGGAACTCGCGGACGGCGGCAGTCGTCGCCGGCCCGTAGTGCCCGTTCGGCCGGAACTTCGCGTACGCGGGGAAGGTGCGGACGAGGAACTCCCCGAGCCGGCGCACCGCGTCGGAGGTCTGCCCGGCGCGGAGGGACGGGAGGGCGGCCGAACCGGTCGCGGCCGGGGCGGGGGCGGGCGCGGGCGCGGGTGCGCTGCCCCCGATCGGCGCCTGCCCGACGAGGTACGACCGCTCGCCGGGGAGCCGGCCCTGCCGAATCGCGTCGGCGAGGCGCTTCCGGGTCGCGACGGTGCCGAGGAGTTCGCCGTGCATCGAGTCGAGTCGGCCCGTGTAGTCCCCGCCCCACCGGAACACGCCGGGCGCTGCCGCGTTGTACGCGGCGATCCGGCGCCTGATCCGCTGGACGGACTGCGGGTGCGGCTTCCACGTCTCCAGCCCGGTAGCGAGCGGGTGCCGGGGCGCGGAGGCGTCGACGGCGTCCCCCCCGGAGTGGTTCGACAACTCCGAGGACGACCCGCGCACGTTGCGGACCGCCCATCCCCACACGCCAGGCACGAGGAGCGGCTCGACCTCGGCGTGAACGAACCCGAGCCAGTCGAGCAGGATCACGGACGAGTCGCCCGGCCGGCAGGTCACGGCGTACGAGGTGCCGGGGATCGTGTACCGGCCGACGCCCGACGCGGCGTCGATCGTCGGCCACCCGTTCTGGCAGGTCGCCACGGTCAGACCTCCTCGGGGGGCGTGGACTCGCCGGCCACGTCGACGGGGTCCTCGGGGGCGCCCTCGACGGGCGGGACCGAGGTCGAGTCGACCTCGTCCATGCTCGGGGAGTCGTTCGGGTCGGCGTACTCGTACTCGGCGCCGTCCGGGCCGGTGAACGTCGGTCGGGTCACTGTGCTCCTCCTGTCGTTCCGGTCGCGGGCGCGGCCGGAGTCGTGTCGTCGAGCAGCTCGACGGGGGCAGTCACGGGGAACGCGGTCTCCTGCTCGCCGACCTCTCCGCCGTAGTCGACGACGTGGACCCACACCTCGACCGACTCCTCGCCCTCGACCTCGCGCCACCCGGACAGGTATCCGGGACGGACGTACGTCGCTTCGGTGTCGGTCTCCTCCCACGGGAACCGGAACCGGACGCGGGCGGGCGCGGGTGCCTCGCGGAGGCGTCCCCAGGTGGAGGAGGTGGGCACGGCGGGTCTCCTGATCGGTGCGGCGGCGGCGACGGCGGGTGGAGCTGGACTCGCGTTCAGCTTCCCCGGGGGCGTGGTCGGCTTGCGGGTCGAGGGGGGCATCGCTACACGAGCAGCCCGAACGGGTTGTTCAGCGGGTAGACGCCGGCGAGTTGGATGATCTCGCCGACCGCGATGTTCGACCCGGGCGCGACGGCGGCGAGGGTGATCCCCCGCGAGCCGGTGCCGATTCCGCCCATCGCCATACGACCGAACGCGGCAGTCGAGAGCGGCGTCGCGACCTCCGACTCCCACCCGACGGGCAGGTTCGCCATGCCGATGTTGCCTATGTCCCCGGTCGCGGTAACGGTGAGGGCGCTACCCGTCTTAGTCGCGTCCAGGTACACGCGGGCCATGCCGTTACCGAGGTTGGAGAACGACCCGGTGACGGTCCACCCGGCGAGGGCGGTGACGTTCGACTGCCACGCGCCCACCTTCCCGCCGGCGGGAGACATGCCCGCCGAGGGGATAACGCCGTCGGAGACCCACAGGCGATCGCGAGCCGTGTCGAAGATCAGGAACCCGTTGTGGAGGCTCCCGCCCCGGGACTCGATGTTCGTCTTCGTGGTCTGCGGGTTCGACGACTGAGTGACGTTGACCTGCCGCCACGTCGAGGAGGTGCCGTACACGAACGCGCACTCGTGCCACCGGGAGTGGAGGGTGTCGCCGTACTGCGCGCCCTGCGCGATCGTCGGCCAGTCCGCCTCGACCGGGGACTCGTAGTAGCCCCAGTATTTCGGGACGGTCCCGGCCCACCCGCCGGCGGTCGCGCGGGACAGGCGACCGCCGAGGTCGCGGTACTGCCCCTCGTACGCGGGGGGGACGCGGGTCGCGAGGTCGTCGTTCGTGACGGGCAGGATTCCGCCGACGGGCACGGTCAGCAGGTCGGGGGCGGGCGCGAACGTGACGGGCGTCCCGGGTGGGGGGACGGTGAACGTCCCTAGTACGAGGTAGTTCCCGAGGTCGGGTCCGTCCAGGATCGGCGGGACCGGGTCGGTCACGGCCGGGTCGCCCCGGACAACGACCACGTCCCCGTCGTCGAGGGTGTCGGGGGCGTACTGCGCGTCGCGGACGGTGACCACGAGGAGGTCCAGGCGGGCGACGCCGGCCTCCTGCTCCGTGAGCGGGAGGTCCAGGTCGGCATCGTTGACGGTGACGTACTGCCCCTGCGTGTCGTTGCGGGTGCCCTGGAGGACGGCGCGGAACGGGGCGACGCGGGCCAGTGCGTCCGACAGGAGCGTCACCTCGCCCATCCCGCCGGCCGGGGCGGGGATGATCCCCGAGCGGGCGGACAGCGGATCGGCGCCGGGCAGCCACACGGCGTGGATCGTGAGGCGGTCGTTCTGCGCGGAGTGCCCTAGGTCCGTGTCGACGATCCCCTGGAGGAACGACGGCGGGTTGCGAACGGTCACGAGGTCAGTTACCTCCAGGTCGAGGCGGCGGACAGGTACAGCCGCGCGGCAGGGTTGGGAACGCCGGAACCGGACCAGCGGACGACGTTCCGTCCGGAGCCGGGGACGGCAGGGTCGGCCGGAGCCATGCGGGGGAACACGAACCCGGGTATCCGGTCGCCGTAGTAGGGCGTCCCGTTGAGGGTGACGAGTTCGGTCGCGGTGTCGAGGATCAGCACGTCGTCGGCGCCGAGGGTGAGGGTCCACCCGGCGGCCTCCCCGGTCGTCTGATTGACGAGGACCGGCTCGATCACCGGTCCGCGTAGGCGGTACCTCGCCTGCGCCCACTCGTCGCCGGCGTTCCGAAAGATGATCACGCCCGCCCCGGCGTCCCCTCCGCCGTAGACGTAGTTATGCCGGCGCGGGTAGATGCGGCCGGGCGTGCGCGAGGGGAGCCCGGTCGACAGCTCGCGGGCGGCCTGCGCGGCGTCGAACCGGAACGGGTCCGGGGCAAGCATCGTGAACGACCACTCAAACCCGAGCCCGTCGAACGGGGCGATCTTCGGCTGCCCCGTGGCGCGGAGCCACACGGACAGGTCGACCGGGTCGTCGGTCTGCGTGTAGAGGATTGGGACGCGGGTCTGCGCGACGGCGCGGAGTCGGCGGATCGCGGCGCGCATCGTCGCCCGGTCGGGGCAGACCGTCGTCCCGGTCCAGGTGAGCACGAGCGGCGCGAACGTCGTCTCCCCGGCGTACCCGCCGTCGCCGTACGCCCGGTCCTCGATCGGCGTCTCCGCCGAGGTCCCGTTCCATCCGTCGGGCTCCTCGCACGCCCACAGGGACCCGGAGGCGTCCTCGTCGTTGAGGACGAGCAGCGGGGCGGCGAGGGACCCGAACCGGTAGGTCCACTCGCCGGCGTGCGTGAGGTACGCGAGGTCGGCGAGCTGCGCAGTCGTCACGCGGCACCTCCGGCGATCGGGACGGACCGGGTCGCCCCGGTCCCGAGGGACCACACGGTGTCACGGGAGACGATCGCCCCGAGTTCGCGGGTCGACATTCCCTCGGACGCGTAGATGTGGTTTGTCACGGACGCTCCGGCGGCCGGGACGCCGGCGGGTGCGGCGCCGGCGGCGGGCAGGCGGCCGGCGAGGAGCCCTCGGAGGAGGTCGTCGGCGACGCCCCGCTGCTCGGGCGTCGCGACGAGTTCGTCGTCGCGGAGCAGCGCGAGCCCCTCGCCGGTCCCGGAGTCGAACACGCCTCCGGAGTGGAGGGTCGGTATGTCGGGCGGGTTGACGGTCACGCCCATGACGGAGAACTCCAGGAGGGAGTTCAGGCGGCCGATTACCTGCGTGTTCAGGAACGATTTGACGGACCGGACGATCGAGCCGGCGATGTCACCCACGAACCCGGCCGCGCTGCTGATCCCGTTGACGAACCCTCGGATCAGGTCGCCTCCGGCGCCGACGAGCAGGGAGCCGAGCCCGGACAGCGCCCGAACGATCTTGCTCGGTAGCCCGGTGAAGAATCCGACGACCGTCTCGATCCCGGAGGAGACGGCGTCCCGCGCGGAGCGGAACGCCCCGGTCACGGCGTCGACGACCGCCTGGAACGCCTTAGTCGTGAACGTCTTGATCTTGTCCCAGTTCGCGATGATCAGGGCGACGAGCCCGACGACGATCGCGATCACGATCCCGACCGGTCCCATCGCGATTAGCCACGCGGCGGCGATCCGCGCGGCGGCGAGGAGGGACTGCGCGCCCATGAGGACCCACCCGGCGACGACGCGGGCGACCTGGACGACGAACGACGCGGCGCCGGTCACAGCAGCGGCGGCGATCTGTACCGCCCACACGGCGGCGATCTTGATCCCCTGGAGGAGCGCCTGTACGCCCATAAGGACCCACCCGGCGACGACCTGGAGGGCGGACCGCTGCTGCGTCGCTGCGCTCGTCGAGGAGGCGGTCGCGGTCGCGAACCATCCGACGACGGACTTCGCCGTCTCGATCACGGAGCGGGTTCCCCACACGGCGAGCGCGGCGACGAGGATCGTCCCGACCGTGTACGCGAACGCGGACACGAGCCCGTCGTTCTGTCCGAGCCACGTCGCGAGGGACTGCAACGGAGGGACGATGTTCGTCGTGATGAACCCGCCGACGGTGTCGAGGGCGGGTCCGAGGTTGTCCCGGAGCCACACGACCACGGACTCGATGATCGGGACGACCTGCCCGCCGATCACGTCGACGAACGCCTGTTGAGCGGTCCGCATAAAGGTCGTGAGGTTCGTCGAGGCGTTGTCGTTGAGCGTGGTCCCGAGCCGGCCGGCGGCGCCCTCGATCGTCCCGAGGGACGACTCCGCCTCGGACGGGTCGAGGGACAGGATCGCGTCGCCGAGGTCCTCGTACTGCGTCCCGACGAGCGCGGTCGCGGCCGACGCCCGGAGCGCCGGGTCCTCCGTGTTCCGGAGGGCGTCGAGGACGCCGTCCAGGGCGGCCGACGCCTGCGGTCCGCCGGCCTGCATCGCTGCGAAATAGTCCGCCGAGGAGAGCCCGAGGGAGTCGATCGCGGCTGCCGCGTCCTCCCCGCCCTCGCGGCCGATGATGCCCATTTCCCGGAGCGCGTCCGCTGCGAAATCGGCGTTCGGGATGCCTGCCGCGAGCGCCTGATTTAGGACGCCCATCGCCTGCCCGCCGGTGAGCCCTAGCTCCGAGAACGTGGTCCCGTACTCGCCGACCACGTCGAGCAGGTCCCCGCCCCGGTCCGCCCCCTGCTGGAACCCTCGGGTCAGTACGTCGAGCGCCTCCTCGGCGTTCGCTGCTAGACCGGTCTGGATCATGCGGCCGACCGCTCGCGAGGTCCCGCCCACGTCCTGATCCATCGCCGAGGCGAGGTCCATCACGGACGCGGTTACGGAGGAGAGCTGCTCGTTCGACGCATCTTCCATCACGGCGCCGGACTGAATGACGGACCGGAGGGCGTCGTTCACGTCGCCGAGGGACTCGCCGTACGCGTTCGCGTAGAGCCCGCCGGCGATCGAGCCGAGGTCCTCGGCATAGTCGCCGGACGCGCCGAGCTGCGCGGCGAGCTTGTCGCCTAGGGCGGCCTGCTCCAGGGACGCGGAGAACCCGCCGGCGATCGCGAGCCCGGCGCCGGCGATCCCGGCGGCCATTTTCGCGGAGAACGCGTCCGCGCCCGACTCGCCGGCAGCCTCTAGCGCCTGCTCGATCTTCGGCTCGACCTCGCGCTGTATCTCGGACTTGTCCGCGTCCGCCCTGATCCGGACGGACGCCTCGCCGATGACGACTGCCACGCGCTATCCCCCTGCCCTCGACGGCGGTCCGCCGGCCTCCTGCGCTTGACGCATCGCCCGTTGATGCGCGGGGAGCTTCCCCCACGTCGCGGCGCGCGCCGCTCGATCCGCTGCCCGGTCGACCGTGACGGCGCCGATCGGCATCCGGAACGACGCGAGCTGCTCGTCGAGGTGCGTCCGCCTCTCGACCGTGTCCTCGTCCTCCTCCAGCAGGAGGCAGTACAGCAGGTCCAGGGCCAGAGTTGCGGGCAGCTCCAGGAACGACCGGGCACCGGCGGCGAGGGTCAGCGGCGCGAGCTTCCCCTCGACGTACGGCCGGTTCGCTGCTGCCCACGCGCCGAGGACGTGGGCCTCCGTGTAGGGCGTTTCGCTACCTCCCCGGTGATCCACTCGGCGAGGTCGGTCAGGGCGGAGAGCTTGACGCGGTGACGGGGGGAGTTCATCACCCACTCAAACCGCCGGCGAGACGACCCGTCGTCGAACACGTCGAACTCCGCGATCGCCTCCCGTAGCTCCGTCGCGGTGAGCAGGGACCCGTCGTGCCACTCGTACCGGACCTCGACGCCGTCGGGGACCTCGTCGCCGTCGTCGCCGTCCTCGGGCTGCCACTCGACCGGCTCGCCGTCCTCGCCCACGACGTACAGGACCTCGTCGCCCTCGTCGTCGTGGACGGGCTCGCCGGGAATGTGCCAGTCCGCCGGGACGCCGTCGTCGTCGCGGAGGCTCGTCCGGAGGAGGACGGCGGTCGCGTTCGCCTGCTGGAGGTCCGTCCGGGCGTTCATCACGCCGAGGAGGGCGCCGGCGTCCGGGTCGAAATAGGCGTCGAACTCCTCGACCCACCGGTCGGAGTCCGTCTCGACCTCGATCCCGAACCGTCGGAACCGGCGTTCGGAGAGGGGCGTCGCGCGCTGCCCGAACACGCGGACGCCGGGCGTCCCCTCGACGGGCGGGGCGGAGTCGTTGTCGGTCACACGGGGGAGGTTAGTTGCCCCCCGGTGAGTTGCGGCGCGTCCCCCGGTCGAGGGACACGGCCGACCGCTCGGGTCCGAGCAGTCGACCCGACCCTATCGGGGGGGGATAGTGTCCCCCGGGTAAAGGTTCCCCGCCCCCCTGCCGATGGGTAGAGCATGAGCGCCCCCCGCGTTACCGCTGCCGACCTCCGGTCCGCCGCGACCCGCCTGTTCGGGACCGTCGTCCTCGACCTCGCCGGCGTCGTCTCCGGGCCGGCCGTGTACGTCCCCCGCCTCGCCGTGTTCGCCTCGATCACCTCGACCGACGAGGTCCTCGGCGAGGACGACGGGACCCTGATCGACCTCCTGTCCGGCGTCCCGGCCCGCGAGCTGATCGCCGAGCACGGGTCCGCCGCTGCCGCTGCCGCTGCCGTGAACCGCGACCTCCGTACGGCGTGGTCCGCGTGAGCGCCCTCGCCGAGGTCGTCGACCTCGCCGTCGTGCGCGGCGCCTACGCCCGCGCGATACCGATCGAGGAGTACGTCGCGCCCCTGTCCCTCGCCGAAATCGAGGTCGAGGTCGCGGCGATCCGCGCCGAGCTGCTCCGGCCGCTCCAGCGCCTCGCCCGCCTCCGGGCGGCCGGTGCTCACCTCACGGCCGGGTACTCGACGTGGCACGAGGCGGTCGAGGCGTGGCTCGGGGACCTCCAGGCGCTCCGCCTCACGGGCTCGCCCGAGGCGGTCGCCGAGCGGAACGCGCTCGTCTGGAGTCTCCGCGAGCAGGGCGCGGCGACGCGGGCGATCCGCGAGCGGCTCGGCGTCTCCTCGTACGCGGTGAACGAGGCGCTCCGGACCCTCGACCCGGCGCCGGAGCGGGTCGAGGGCGCGGACGGCCGGTCCCGCTCGTCGAGGACGGGCCGGCAGGCGCCCGTCGTCGCCCTGGAGGCGCCCGAGGGCGCCCGATGGGAGCAGGCAGCGGAGTACGTCCGGCGCGCTGCTGCCGGGCTCCTGGAGGGGCGGCCGGCGGGCGGGCTCACGCTCGGCGACCTCGCGTCGGTCGCAGGCTGGAGTGAGGGCGCCGCGTCCGGGGCGCTCAATCGGGCGATCCGTCACGGCGTCGTCGTCCGCGCCGAGGGCAAGCGCGGCACGGTGCGCGCTCACTTCCCCGCCGAGGTGACGGCGTGACGGCGCCGGCGTGCCCGCGCTGCCCGCTGCCCCTCGGGGACGGCGAGCGGACCCTGTACGGGATGCACCTCCGCTGCCGGGGGCGTCGGTCGTGAGCGCGGTCGAGGAGGTCCTGTACGTGCGGGACGGGTCGCGGTTCGTCGTGTACGACGAGCGGCGGCAGCACACGCCCCCGATCCCGGTCCCGGTCGCGATGCCCGACCTCGCCGAGGTCGAGGACGAGCCGGCCGGCGACGCGTGGGACCCGGAGGCGGTACCGACGCGGGAGCGGCCGACGGTGCGGGTCGGGTCGGCAGCGTGGCGCGTGTACGCCCCCCGCTGCCCTCACGAGCGGTTCCGGGGCTGCCGGGTGCGCGGGTGCCCCGGCCCGAGCTAGGGTCCGCGAGGTCGCCCGCGCCCGCTCCTGCCGGCCGGGCGCCGCGCGTACGGTGCCCGACGGTGCGAGGAGCCCGTTCCCTCCGGGGGGCGGGCTCCTCGTGCGTTCAGCGGCGGGCGAGCGGGAGGTTATCGGTCAGGAACGGGTTACCTCTCCAGGTCGCCGTCCCGTTGTGGTGATACCCGGCGTAGCGCACGCCCTCGGTCACTACGTCGACGTACGGTCCCCGGGCGTCGACGCCGGGGCGCTTGACGATGCTCCGCTCCAGGCGCCGAGTCTTTTTCCCGACCTGCCGGCGGGCGCCGGCCTGGACGTTCCCCGCGCGGCGGGTGAGGTCGGCGATCACGGGTCCCCCGCCCTGCCGGACGTACTTCGCGAGCACGTCCGGGTCGATCACGCCGTACGAGTCCGGGGACACGCGGACGCCGATTCCTCCGCCTCGGGACACGGTCGCCTCCTGCTCACATGAGGGGGACGGTCACGGCGAGCCCCACGCCGGCGACCTTCCCGGAGGGTCCGAGGGTGACGGCGTCGCCGAGGTCGACGCGCGCCTCGGCGACGTTCTCGCGGGTGAGGTGCCCGCCGGTCGCTGCCTCGGAGACGGCGCGGACGAGGTGCGCGAGGTCGAGCCCGAGGGCGTGCCCGTGCCGGTCGAGTTCGTCCTGCGTCGGGAGGGTCCGGAGCTGCCCGAGCCCGGGGGCGGGGCGAACGACCTGGACCTCCAGGACGACGGAGCGGACGAGGTTCCCTCGGTTCGCCGGGTTCGTGCGGGGCGCCCGGACGGCGGGGGCGGGGACCGTCGGGTCGAGGGCGCGGATCGTCCGCTCGTACGCGACGTGGACCTGCCCGAGGTCCACGTCCCACGCGACGACGCGGGGCTCCCCGCCGGCGACGAACCGCCGCTCGGGCAGCGGCACGGGGGCGCCGAGGTCCTCCGGGTCGGCGTGCTCGGCGTAGTACGCGACGACCCGGTCGAGGAGCGCCCGCGCGACGGCGGCCGGCGTCGGCGGACCGCCCTCGCGCGGGAGCGCCACGATCAGGCGTCCGAGCTGGACTGCTGCTCGGCGCCCTCGACGGGCCGGACGGACGACTGCCGGGGGAACAGGGCGACGGCGCCGTCCTTCGTGGTCCCGCCCTCCGTGCCCCGGTCGCCGGAGGTTGGTCCGGTGAGGTAGTCGGCGGAGTTGCTGGACAGCTCGGTTCGGCTCGGCTCGGCGGGCATGGTCACTCCTCGGTCGTTGCGGGACCGGCGCCGGGTGCGGCGTCGGCGGTCTGTGCGGGCGCCTGCGCTCCCGTGGAGGCGGCGCCCGTCTCGACCGTCCCGGCGGGGGCCACGGGGGCAGCAGGGGCGGCCTCGGGGGCGCCGGCGGTCGTCGTGGCGGTCGGGGCGGTCGGGAGCTGCTGCTCGGCGACGGGGACGGCCGCGCTCGCGGGCACGATGCCGACGTGCTCGACGCCGTCCGAGGTCTGTACGGCGCCGAGCTGCTCGCGCTCGCCCTCGTACGCGTCGAGGAGTCGGCCGATCTTCTCGCCCTTCCGGCCGGCGATCGTGAGGTGCTGCTCCGGGTGCGACTCGTTCCACTCGCGGAGGCGTTCGTCGAGTTCGTCGATCGTCTCGGAGTTCAGGTCGTCGTACGTCGGGAGCGCGGCCTGCCGACCCGTGTCCTCGACGGAGCCGGCGGAGAACCGCTCGCGGATCGCGTCGTCGGAGTGGGAGGTCACGAACCGGGAGAACTCCTGCCGGCCGGCCGGGTCGAGGGACTCGTACTCGGCGTCGAGGCGGGCGACCGCGTCGTCGTCGAGCCCGGCCCGGGACAGGCGCTCACGGGGGAACACTGCCGGGCGGACGGGTGCGGCCGGGAACGGTGCGTACGGATCGGTCACGGGACCGGTACCTCCTCGATCGGGAGCGGGTAGTACGGGGCGTCCGTGTCAGGGGACCACGAGCGCGAGGGCCGGCGGTTCCGTGACGGGTTCGCGGAGGCGACCCACAGGTCGACGGGCGCGAGCCCGGTCTGCCCTGCCTCGATCAGGGTCGAGGCGGCCTGCTGCGTGAACGTCACGCCCTGCCGGACGATCTGCGTCACGGTGCCCGGCAGCGGCGACGAGTCCGGGTCGAGGCGAGCCCGCCCGAGCGCGTCGGCGAGGTGCGCGGCGTGGACGCGGCCGGCGTCGCCCGGGTCCCGGCCGAACCGGTAGCGGAGCCGGAGCGGCTCGACCGTGTTCGGCAGGCGGGCAGCGCGGCCGGGTGCGGACTCCAGGTACCCGCCCCGGGCGATCCGGTACGCCGTGCGGTCGAGCACGTCACCTCCGCGTGTGCGGACGGCGAGCAGCTCGACGACGGGCCGGTTCGGGAGGCGGACGGAGGGACGCCGGCAGCACGGGTCGCCCCCGGAGGAGGGGGGCGCGTACAGCTCGACGGCGCGCTCCCGGAGCCCGCCGAACCGCCGGCCCGTGAGCGCGTACAGGACCTCGGAGGCGGCGAGGAGGTAGCGGGTCCACTCCTCGTCGCCCCCGGGGAGGGCGGGGCGAGTCGCCGGCAGGTCGTCGACGGTCGCCCATGCTCCGAGGGCCACCGGTTACGGCGTCGGCGCCGCGACGGGGACGAGCCCGTTCACGGAGAGGTCGGGCATCGTCGGCACCCGGTACCACTGGAACACGCGCGACGACTCGTACGTCCAGTCGCCGAACGGACCGGACCCGTAGTTCGGGTTCTGCTGCCCGGTGCCCTCGTACGACACGGCGACCGGGTCGGAGCCGATCGAGCGGGTACCCGTCTCGCGGAGCTTCTCGCGGGGGAGGAGCCACTTCACGTACGGGAACTCGTCGTCGACGCCCTCGTCGAGGACGGCGGAGGACCACAACTCGATCCCGACGCCGAACCCGGACACGTCCGTTCCGACGGCGGGGGCGGCGTACCCGACCGCGTCGCCGTCGTCGTCGACGAGCACGTCGCCGGCCTGGAGGAACTCCTCCAGCTCCGGGTCCGGGTAGCACAGCTCCAGGGCGTCCACGGTCAGACCACGGACCGTGTCGGGAGCCTTGTAGTACATGCACGCCCGGCCGGCTCCGTTGATCCGCTCGACCTCCTGCCCCTCCCGGTACAGCATCGTGAAATCGAGCTTCACGAGGTTGTCCGTCACGTACGCGTTGTCGGCGCCCACGAGGGGCGCTCCGTTGCGCTGGAGGCGGACGAACCGCGCTCCGAGCGCGAACACGCTTCCGGCCTTCGTACGGGTTGCCACGGTAGGTACTCCTCGGAGGTCAGGCGGTCAGGTCGACGGGGACGGCGAACAGGGCGGAGTGGTCGAACGTCGCGGCGACGACCCGGGTCGAGCGGAGGTCGAGCGTGTTCGTCCTCGTGTCGAGCGCGCCCTGCCCGATGCCGAGGCGCTCGATCGAGGAGCGGCGGACGACGACCGGGCCGGTCGCGTAGACCCACCCGACGCCCGGGGCGGCGTCCTCGCCGATCGGGGGCGTCCCCGGGTACCCGGCGTCGGCGACGACGAGGTTCCCGATCCGGGTCGTGAGCAGGTTCCCCTCGCGGGTGACGTTCGGGAGGAGGTTCTGCGCGATCCGGCCGACGTGGAGGTACGCCTGCTGCCCCCGGAGGGCGTCGCCGACCGCCTGCTCCAGCATCCCGAGGGCGAGGGCTGCTTTCGTCGGCGTCCCGCCGTTGAGCACGGTCGGTCCGTCGACGAGGGAGAGGTTCGGGGCGTCCACGTCGCCGGCGTCGGCAGCGGCGCGGGTGAGGTCGCCGGCCCACAACTCGCGGGCGATCGCGTAGGACTCGACGGTGTCCATCGCTCGCCCGAGTTCGGCGTCGAGCTGGACCTCGTCGAGCCCGAACGTCGAGTGACACGGGTGGAGGACCTGGAGGTCCCACGGCCGGTACTCGACGGCGGGCGTCACGCCGGAGCCCTCGTCGACGTACTCGGCGTCGGTACAGGCGGCGAACGCCCGGTACCCGCCGGGGGACTCGGGGGCGTAGGTGAGCCCGCGCTCCCACCCGGCCTCGCCGTCGAGCGTGGTCACGGCGGCGCGGATCAGGGAGTGAGGGGGAACGGTCGCCCGGGGGGCGACGACTCGGGTCAGCACGGGGGCTCCTCGCGGTCAGGGACGGGACCGGGTCACCCGCCCCGCCCGAGCTGCTCGGGCGGGGCGGGGGGACTCGATCAGGCGGCCAGGATCGCGGCCGTGTCGCGGGTGCCGGCGACCATGCCGAGCGGCCGGGTCGTCACGACGCCCCGGATCGCCTCGACGCCCCGGTGCGCGACGCCCTCCCACGACTCGCTGAACGTCTTGTACTCGTTCCGGGCGTTCAGGGTGGAGTCGCGGACGACGCCGAGGTCCAGGGTTCCGCCGTCGAGGTGGAGCATGTCGCCCTCGACCCACAGGAGCGCCTCGATCGCGGCCGGGAACGCGGCGACCGCGCCGGCCGGGGAGAACGCCCCGTACGCCTGCGCGGGGATCGCGGGGGCCACGCCGGCGGCAGCGCCCCGGGCGCCGAGCCCGTCGAGGTGCCACGTGATGTTCACGCCCCGTGTCTGGAACCATCCGGCGATCTGCGCGTCGGACGCGGCGATCGCGTCCAGGTCGCCGGCCATGCCCCGGGTGAGGTCGGCGCGGAGCATGAGCCGGACCCACTGCGGGAGGACCATCCGGAGGGCGATCGTGTCGTCGAGCCGGTAGAACGACCGGTACTGCGCGAGGAGCTGGTCGAGCCACGTCAGCAGGTCGCGGAGCGCGCCGAGGACCTCCCCGCCCGTGACGGTCGTCGAGAGGGCGCCGAGCTGCGAGAGGAGCCGGTTCTCGGCGATCCGGGCGTGCGCGATCTGCGCGGCCGTGATGTTCGCGGCCGTGCCCTCCGGGTCGAACCGCGCCGAGGCGTTGCGGAACAGGAGGCAGAGCGTGATCGCCTCGACGTACGCCTCGACCTCGCCGGGGCAGAGGACCTCGGCGCACGGCTTGACGGGTCCGCCGTACACGCCGTCGACCGTGTTCGCCGGGTCGCCCGCTGCCTCGTCGTCGGCGAGGGTCCAGAACCCGACGGCGGCGGCGAGGTCGCCGAACGAGAGGTGCTCGCGCCACCGGACGCCCCCGCGCTCGGCGCCGAAGTTCGCGAGCGCGTCGCGGACGGGCCGGGCGGTCGAGCCGAGGACGGGAACGTCGTTCAGGGAGTCGATCGGACCGCACAGACCGCCGGCGGCGACGATCGCGCCGTTCCCGGACGCGTGCGCGCCGGCCGCGAGGAGGTTCTCGCGGGTGACGGCAGCGGCGACGAGCGCCGTGTTCCGGTCGACGGCGCCCTCGCGGAGGCGCCGCTCCTCGGGGAACGAGGTCCGGACGGTCGCGACGGTGAGGTGCTCGCCGTCCGCGCCGGACCCGTGCCCGCGCCGGAGCGCGTCGATCCGGAGCCCGAACGCGTCGCCGAGCTGCCGGGGCGACTCGATCGTCGACCCGTTGTTGATCCCGATCGACTCCAGACCGGCGGAGGCGACGAGGGCGTTCGACGCCTGCGGCGCCGTGTACGCGGGGGCGGTCCCACCGGTGCGGCCGGCAGCGGTCCCGGAGCCCATGCCACCGGAGGCGCCGGGGCGGGGGAGGACGGTCGTCCGGCGGGCGGCCGGCGGGCGGGTGCCCCCGGAGGCGGCGACGGGCTCGGGCTGCTCGGCGTTCGCGCCCTCGGCGCCCTCGCCCTCGGCGCCCTCGGCGCCCTCCGTTCCCTCGCCCTCGCCCTCGCCCTCGGCGGCCGGGCGCTGGAGGCGCTGGAGCGCGTCGGCGGCGCGCTGCTGCCGCTCGACCTCCTCCGCCTCGATCTGCTGGAGGCGACCCTCGGCGACCTCGACGGCGTCGCCGAGGGTCGTGATCCGCTCGATCGTCTCGGAGGTGACGGTCGCAACGTCGATCCCCTCCGCCTCGGAGCGGGCGGCCTCGACGACCTCGCCGAGCGCCTCGGCGTCCAGTCCGGCGAGGTACTCCTCGATCTGCGCGCGGGTGAGCGGCTCGGCGCCCTCCGGCGTGTCCAGGAACGCGAGCGGCGACTCGGGGGCGTCGGCGACGAGCGCGAGCAGCTCGCCGGACGAGCCGAACCGGACGCGGCTCCGGGTGCTGCTCGGGCGGCGGTTCAGGTTGCGTGACACGGGTTGCCCCTCCTCGGGGATCGTCGACAGACGTACGGACGGTCGTCTGCGAGCGGTACCCCCGGGCGCCCTATGGGCGGGGGGCGGCGAGGCGGGCCACTAGGTAGCGCGACGCCCCGCTGCTCGTACGGACGGACCGTAGAACAGCGGGGCGGGTGCGCGTGCGGAGTTGCGGCGGATCAGTGTCGGCAGGGGCGCCGGTCCTCCCGTTCACCGGTGCCCGAGCAGGCGCGGCAGCCATTCCCGGAGCACTCCGGGCACACGTACCGGTGCGGCCAGTCCGGGCAGTACGTGTCGACGGGGACGCCGAGCGCCTCGTCGAGGGACGGGGCGTCGCGGTCCTCCTCGGGCTCGTGATCGGCGTCGTCGAGGAGCCCGTCCGGGTCCTCGTATGCCGGGTCCCACTCGGGCTCGCGGGCGGCGAGCGCGACGGTCGCGTACCCGTAGGGCGTGAGCGCGTGGCCGGTCACGGGTTCCGGACCCGGTCGCGGTAGGCGTCGGCGTCGTCGTCGAGGGCTCGGGCGACGGAGCAGGGCGGGCAGTCGCACCCGGGCTCGCACACGTCGACCGGGTCGTCGACGCCGTCGAGTTCGGCGTCGCACCACTCGCAGACCGTCGCCGTCGAGGCGAACTCCTCGACCTCCTCGGGGCGGTCGCGGTGCGACACGGTCGCGACACACTCGCGGCGGCCGGTGAGCGGGCTCACGCGCTCGACCTGCCGGCGGGCGGCGAACACGGCGTCCTCGCGGGTGACGTGCGAGTTCGTGCCGGAGGTTCCGCCGGGCCACTCGTACCGGACCCTCCAGGGCTGGAGCTGCCCGCGCTTCGCCACCGGTCAGCCCTCCAGGGGGAGCAGGACGAGGGGGCCGGCGGCGGCCGGGGTGGGCGACAGCGTCTCGACGCCGGCGTGCTCGACGAGGTCGAGCTGATCGCCGTCCTCCTCGATCGAGGTCGGCAGGAGCGCGAGCTGCTGCCCGTCGGCGAGCCGGCGGGGGCGGGTGGAGTGGGACACGGGAACCTCCAGGCGTGGGAACGTGTGCCCCCCTTTTATACACGGGTAACCGCTCGGAGGGGAGACCCGATGCGCGAGTCCCCCCTCCGAGTGTCACGCCGACGCGGTTCGACGGCGCCACTCACGGACGCCGAGGACCTCCCGCTCCCCGTGGAACGACTGCAACGCCTGGACGGCCTGCCGCCGTTTCGGCCCACTGAGCCACGGCCAGAGCAGCGCGACGGCAGCCTGCACCTTCTCGAAACTCTGGACGCGCCACAGGGACTCGACCACGGGTCCGCGCGGCGTCTCCCGGTGACGAACAGAGCACGTACCGATGCCGAGGGCGGCCGTGAACCGCTCGACGACCTCGGCGTCGTGGTACTGAGACACGGACATATGGATGTACGGGTTCCGGCGACCGCCGGGCGTCTTTCGGATTTTCGACCCGATATACCCCTCGCCGTCGAACACGCCGGCAGCCCACGCGAGCGCGGTCCGGTCCTCCCCGGTCACGGACGGCGGACCGGGTGCAGGGTCCACCCGGCGCCGTCGAGGCGCTCGACGAGCCGGCGAGCGACCTCCGGGTCGATCACGGCGTCGGAGTCGACGAGCACGTCCGACAGCACGTCCTCGACGACCTCGATCCGCTCGGCGCGGTCGACCTCGGACTCCTCGACGACGCCGGCGGCGACGCGGAGCGCCTGGACCTGCTCGACGAGCTGCCGGACGAGGTCCTCGTCGGAGGAGGGGCAGCGGACGGACCCGTCCTCGTCATGCCCGAGGGCGAGGCAGGCGAGCGCCCGGGTCGTCCCGGTGACGACGCTCACAGCTCGACGACCTGCTCGGTCACGGTCGCGAGGTATCCGAGGTCGCGCATGTGCTCCAGGAGCTTTGCGTCCTCCCACGCGTCGGCCGGCCCGTAGGCGTAGGCGAGGTTCGACTCGTCGGAGTCCCACTCGGCGCGGGCGACCTCGACGAGGCGCCGGTCGGCCGCCTGCCGGCTCGCGTGGAGGGACAGGACGAGCGGGGCGGCGTCGTGCGGGCGACGGTTCACGGTGAGCGCGGTTCCGGACGCGGTGCGCTTCGCGAGGACGACGGCGAACACGGTCGCGATCACAGCTCGGAGCCGGCGTCGCGCTCGGCGAGGTCGCGCTCGTGCTGCTCGACCTCGCGGTCGGTCGCGGCCTGCTGCGCGTGGTGGGCGACCTCGGCGACGGCGTCGGCGACCCGGGCGACCGCGTGCGCGAGCGCGCGGTTCAGGAGGTCGCCGTCCCGGGGGGACCGGTGCGTCGTCGCGTAGGCGCGGGCGGCGACCCGGGCGACCTCGGCGAGGTCGTACGAGCCGGCGCCCTCGATCGAGGAGGCGGTCGTCGGGGCGAGGAGGGCGACGTGCTGCTGCCGGGCGAGCAGCTCGTACCGGTGCGCGTTCGGGGCGAGGCGGAGCCGGACCTCCTCGGCGAACCGGGCGAGGGACGCCTGCGCGTCGAGGTAGCTCGCGGTCCCGAGGGCGCGGAGGTGCTGGACGGTCGCGGTCACGAGGTCGGCGTGCGCCTGCTCCTCGCGGTTCTCGCGCTCGGACTCGGCGCGGACGGCGGCGTGCTCGGCGTGGTCGATCTGCTGCTCGTTGTCGATCATGGTCACGGGTCCTCTGGTAGGCGTGGGAGCGGGTGCCCCCTATTTATACACGGCGAACCCTACTCGCGGGGACCGACACTCCTCCCGAGGTGCGAGCCCGGCGGGTACCGGTGCGACACGTCGTACGGGTCGCCGTGTCGGAGGGTCGCGGCGAGCATGAGGGCGGCCGGGAGCCCGGGGATCAGGAGCGGACCGCACGCGCCGACGAGGGCGACCCACGGGCGCGGGTCCAGCGCCCGGAGCGCGAGGTACGCGGCGCCGGCGAGGACGAGCGCGAGGGCCAGGACGAGCGCGGAGGCGCGAGCGCGGCGGAGGCGTCCCCTCACGACGGGACCCGCGTCGAGGTCGCCTGGAGGGGCTCGTCGACGAGCACGGCGCGGGAGGGGGCGTACCGGCGCCCGAGGTTGGCGAGCTGCGCGTCGTCGACGTACGCGAACCGGACGCGGACGGGCTCGGCGGACCGCTCGTCGACGAGGTACCCGACGCCGGCGAGGCGCCGGTCGATCTGCTCCGTGAGCGCCCCGCGCTCGCGCATCCCCGGCCCGAGGATCAGGTCGGCGACGGGCTCCGCCGTGCGGAGGGCGACCCGCTCGGGGATCAGGTCCCGGAACGCGAGGGTCTGCTTCCGTGGGTCCTGCGTACAGGAGACGACGGACACGCCGGCCGCGCGCCCCTGCGACAGGAGGAGGGAGAGGGAGTTCTCGACGCGGGTCCGGATCGGCGTCGGGGCGTACGCGGTGATCGAGGCGACCTCGTCGACGACGAGGAGGATCACGGGCTCCGCCGGCGTCGGCGTGTGGACGCGGACGGGACCGCCGGGGCGGGCCGGGTCGCGCATGGCGACTAGGCGCGCCTGCATCCCGCCGACCGCCTCGTCGAGGAGGTCGGCGATCGCGGTCTGCCAGGGGGACCCGTCGCGCGTCGGTCCCCCGCACACGAACCGGTCGAACAGGGGAAGCCCCCCGCCGAGTTCGGCTCCGCCCTTCGGGTCGACCGCCCACACGGCGACGAGCCCGTCGCGGATCGCCGGCCCGAGCCCGGCGAGGAGGCTCCAGACTGCGGAGCCTTTCCCGGAGCCGGTGACGCCGGCGACGAGGAGGTGTGTCGTCCCCCGCCCGGGGCGCCACACGGCGAGGTCGAGCGGGTCGCCGTTCTCGCGGCGCCCGACCGTGACGGCGCCGAGGTCCTCCAGGGTCGCCCCGGCGGGGGCGGGTAGGGGGACGGGCCGGCGGAGCGGGTCGGCAACGACGGCGAGCGCGGCGTACCCGGCCCGTCGTGCTGCCGCTCGGGCGACCGCTCGGAACCGAGCGGACGTGAACGGGGCGAGGACGAGCACGGCGAGCACGGCGAACGGGAGCCACCCGTACCGCTGCCACCCGTACACGGCGACGCCGGCCGCGATCACTCCGAGGAGCAGTCGCGGCCGGCGTGCGAACCACAGGAGGAGCAGGGCGACGAGGGCGAGGGGGAACGCCCACCCGAGGAGCTTCGTCGCGAGGCGGACCCTCCAGCGGTCGAACGCCCGCTCGACGATCCCGGGGCGATCCTCCTCGCGACTCACCCCCCGGACAGTAGTCCCCCGGGGACCCTACGGTCGGCGGAGCCGGGCGAGCCCTGCCCGAGCAGCGGCGGCCAGTACCGGCCGCATCCGGTCGTCGACGACGCGGCGGACGGCGTCCTCGTCGTGCCCGCGCCCCTGCTGCGAGCGGCGGACGAGCGGCGCGGAGCCGGCCGCGAGCAGGGTCCGCCCACCGGCGGCCGTGAGGTACGAGTGTCCCCGGATCGGGAACCCGGGCGTATTGACGCACAGGGCGGCGACGAGCCGGACGTTCTGATCGCCCGGGTTCGCCCTCCAGTCCCCGGACAGCGGGTGCCGGCCGAACTCCTCGACCTGCTGCCGGGTGAGGTGCGGACGCATCGCGCCGGCGAACCAGGGTCCGAACTCGTCCTCGCCGAGGACCACGTCGGCGTACGCGGAGCCGGCGGAGTCGTAGTGCGCGAGGGCGGGGATCACGCCGAGGTCGGTCGAGGCGTGCCCCCCGCCGAACGTGAGGATTCCGGTCGGGACCTCCTCGCCCTCCTCCGTGAACACGGAGCCCTGCGAGTGGAACGTCCGGTACCCGTCCGGCCCGAGCCGGGGGGCGTACACCTCGCGGTCCATGATCCCGGCGTGCGGGACGCCCCACTGCGCGAGGTAGCCCCAAACCTGCCCGGTCGGGCGGCCGGTCCGGTCCCGCCCGAGGTACACGTGTCGGGCCGGGTCGGCGACCTCCTGCCGGGCGAACCATCCCCGGGGCGGGACGACGGGGGCGACCGTGTCGGCGTCGGCGGCGAGGGACGCGACGAGCGCCCGCCGGCCGCGCTCGGGCTGGAGGATGCGGAGCCCGGACGCGGCGATCGGGACGACCTCCGTCGAGGGGGGCTCGACGCCCGCGTCGGCGGCGCCCTGCCCCTCGTCCAGGACGATGTACGCCCCCGGGAACGCGGCAAACGGCGTGATCGTGAACTGCGCGAGCGACGCGGCCGTGACGACCATCCTCTCGCGCTCGGGGAACCCCTCCTCGTCCTCCTCCAGGACGATCCACTCGGCGCGGACCTCGCCGAGGTCGACGGACACGCCCCGGAGGACCTGATCGCGGACGTAGTCGAGGGTCGCCTGCGAGCCGGGCTGGTCGTCGTTCGGGACGATCCATCCGGTCGCCCTCCAGGCGAACACGCCCGGCCCGTACGGCTGCCCCGTCTCGCGGTTCAGCTCGGCGGAGGCGTCGTACCGCTCCAGGGAGTCGATCCGGCCGCACACGATCGCGGCGTCGTGCCCGGAGAACCCGCCGTCCGGGTTGCGGAGCATCGCCATAAGGGTCTGAGGGAGGTCGCGGCGCCCGAGCGACCCGGGCTCGATGTACCGCCCGTCGCTCGTCTCCCATCCCTCCAGGACGACGGCCGGCGAGGTGAACGCGACGCCCCCGGCCGGCGGGTCGAGCTGCTGGTCCTCGGGCGTGCGCTCGGCGGGCGGGGGCGCCTGCTCCTCGACCTCGACGACCTCGACGGCCGGCGGGTCCTCGACCTCGACGGGGGCGGTCGCGACGAGGGCGAGCAGCTCGCCTCCGTCGAACCGGGCGAACCGCTCGGAACCGAGCGGTCGGCGGGTGCGGGGCATGTTGTCTCCTGTCATCGGACCGGACCGTACTGATCATCGCGGCGGGCGAGCACGTACCCCCGGAGCCACAGGGTCCCGAGGTCGGAGGTCGGCTCGTGCGGGCAGTCTGTCGAGGGAAGGTCGGCGCCGTACGCGGCGCGGCCGGCGTCGTACGCCTCGACCTGCTCCTCGGAGGGCTCCGGGACGGGCGCGGAGGCGACGAGGGCGAGCAGCTCCCCGGAGGCGCTCCAGCGGGCGGAGGGCGGGCTCGCGGTCACTTCCGGTTCCCCTTCTGCTTGTTCGTCTTGTCCCTGTTGATCCGGGCGTTCGCCTCGTACTGCCGCCGGGCGAGGTCGGCGTTCCCCTTGCCCGTGCGGGCGAAATAGAACTCCGTCCAGGAGACGCGGCGGTTCGTCTCCAGGAACTCCAGTGTCTCCGGGGAGGCGTACCGGTAGACGAGCCGAATGTCCCCGGTCAGGAGGTCGCGGTACGAGATTCCGCGCGCCTGCCCGGCGCGGGTGATCCCGTGCGTGAGGGCGTGCCGCTCCAGGGCGACGAGCTGCTGCTCGACGAACAGGGCGTACTCCTCCTGGACCTCGGCGCGGGTCGGCGTCCCGTCGCGGGACCCTCGACCGCCGACGCGCGGGTGAGTGACGCCGGGCCGGCCGAGGCGCTCGTCGAGGGCGGCGTACGCGTTCTGCCACTCCTCGTCGCCGGCCATGCGCTCGGCGAGTTCGTCGCCGAGGCGCTCCTGCTCCTGCCCGTACGTCGTGAACGCGTCGAGGTCGTCCCATCGCTGCCCCTCGCGCGGGTCGAGGGAGTCCTGCCGGACGGCAAGATGCGCGTACAGGTCGTCGATCTGCTCGTCCGTGAGGGACGACAGGTACGTGTGATCGAGGCGCATCGGGATACCCGCCTCGTCCGTCGCGGCCTGCCGGGTCCGGCCGCGAGCAGCCACCCGGCGCGGGGGGACGGGCTCCGCCGGCGGGACGACGACCGGGGGACCATTGCGGACCGCCCGTGCTGCCTCGACGGTCGCCGAGGGGCGCTGCTCGGGCCGGCCGGTCGGGTCGCGGTACACGCGCTCGTCGCTCGTCGCCTGCCGGGTCGGGAGCGGGAGGTCCGGGTTCTGCTCGACGTACGCCCGCTCGCCGATCGCCTCCAGCTCGGCGCGCGTGTCCCGGGCGTCGGCGTAGACCGGGACGTAATCGCAGTGACAGCCGCGATGATCGCCGGGGGCGAACGACCCGCCGATCCACTCGCCCCGGGTGCCCGAGGTGGACAGGACGGCGTCGTCGAACCCGGCGAACACGACGCCGTCGAGGTCGGCGTGCGGGGGGAACGGGCGGGAGCTGATCCCGTACGCCCACTCGTACTCGACGACCTCCTGCCCGTGCTCGCGGAGGAACCCGTCGAGGAGGTCCCCGGAGGTGAGCCCGTTCCGGGGGCCGGTGCCGGAGGAGTCGCCGGGGACTCCTCCGGCGACCGCGAGGGCGTCGCGGACGATCCCGGGCGGGACGATCGAGGAGGGCAGCTCGCCGAGCGGGTCGACGTTCGGGTCCGGGTCGTACAGGCGCTCGGCGGCGAGGTCGCGGAGCCCGCCCTCCAGGACGGGCCACGAGGCGTCGGCGTTCTCGGCGAACCGGTCGCGGAGCGTGCCGAGCTGCGCGGCGACGGACGGGTCGGAGCGGTCGAGCCCGGCGAGCTGCGCGGCCGTGTCGAGCGCCTCCTCGGCGGCCGACGCGGTCCACTCGGCGTACTGCTCGCGGAGCCGGCCGAACGCCTCGGCGAGGAGCTGCTGCTCCTCCAGCCCGAGGGCGGCGACCATCGTCCGCCCGAGGGAGGCGACGACCGTCTCGGCGGGCTGCCCCTGGACGGCGTCGCGGGCGGCGTCGTTGCGCTGCGCGGCGGCGCGTGCGCGGTTCCCGGCGCGCTCCAGGGCGCGGAGGACGGCGGCGTCCGCTGCTGCCGCGATCCGCTCGCGGAGGGTCCGCTCGATCGAGGCGAGCCGGCGGGCGAGGCGTCGCTGCCGATCGGTCGGGCCGGCAGCGGCGACGATTGCGCGGGGGGCGCCGGACGCGGCCGGCAGCTCGGGCAGCGGGGGCGCCTCGGGCGTCGTCGCCTCGTCGCCGGGCTCCTCCCCCGCCCCTCCCCCGGCGGGCAGCTCGGCGGGCGTCGAGGAGGCGACGCCGGGGATCGAGCCCGTGTGCGCGATCGTGAGCCCGAGCTGCCGGTTCACGTCGTCGGGGGCGTACCCGGCGCGGAGCAGGCGGTCGGCGATCGTGGCGACCTGGAGGAGGCGGTCCACGTCGAGCCCCGTCTCGCCGACGCCGTCGGAGCCCGTCTCCTGCTCCTCCGGCGGAGCCATGCTCGCATCAATGCCTCGGAGCTGGAGGTACGCCTCGTCCGTGATCAGTCCGCGATCGTGTGCGTCGTTCGCGGCGCCCGACATATCGGCGGGGGCGACGAGCCCGGACGGGTCGAACCATAGGACGACGCGGCGGATCAGGGACTCGTCCCACCGGTTCGCGGTCCGGAGCCGGGTCCGCATGTACGACAGGGTCAGCGCCTCGACGCCGGCGATCGTGATCGGCTCCTGATGATGACGGAACGTGTCGGAGCTGATCTGCCAGGCGTTCCAATGATTCACGTCGGACAGCCCGGTGATCACCTCGGGGGGCACGTCGAGCCCGATCCCGAGGCGGGTCAGGAGGCGCGCCTCGCGCTCGTTCGTGAGCGGGTCGAGGGGGCGGCCGAACGTGAGGTGACGAACCCGGTCGAGGTACTGGTACGCGCCGCGCTTGATCATCGGGACGACCTGCGCGGCCGACCCGTCGAGCGTGAGGGGCGTCGTTAGCTGTGTTACGAAATCGCGGTCGAACTCGTCCTCCTCCTCGTCCTCGTCGTCGGGGAGGGAGTCCAGCTCCTCGGGCCACAACAGGACGCCGTTCCCGGCCGCGCGGGACCGGAGGGCGGCGTCGTCGCCCTTCTCGATCAGGAGCAGGCGCTCGCATACGCCGATCAGGGAGCGCATGGGCGAGTCCGGCTCGGAGGACCACTCGGCGTCGGCCGTCCACAGGCGGTAGACAGTCGTTGTGGACGGGTCGAGGTCGACTGCCTCGGCGTCGCGCCCCTCCCCGGTGACGAGGCGGAAGTACCCGGGGGGGAGTTCCGGGTCCATCCCCCGGAACCGCCCCTCGACGAACGTCAGCTCGGAAATCGAGCGGATCGCCCACTCCTCGCGCCCGGCGCCGGCGTTCGCCTCGGGGAAGTACCGGCCCACGAGGTAGCACTCGCCGGCCTGCTCGTAGTTGCGGGTCAGCGGCGACAGGATGGCGGCGCCTCCGCCCGAGGGGGAGTATCCGGTCAGCTCGTCGACCGCCTGCCGCGCGGCGGCGACGAGGTCCTCGGGGAGGGCGTCCTCGGCGTACGTCTCGACGCCGTTCCCGGCGTCGGTCCACCCGTAGTCGTCGGTCAGCTCGACGACCTCGTCGCCGGCGGGGGCGCGGTCGCCGGCAAACAGGCGGATATGGGCGGCGTTGTTCGCGAGAAACCGCATCGCGTACCCGACCTCGGGCAGCGCGCGGGCGTACCCGAACGACGCCCGCTGCCACTCGCGCCGCTTGCTCGCCTTCGCGAGGCGGAGCCCCTCCTGCGGCGTGAGCAGGGCGGCCGACGCGACGAGGGACCCTCGGGCGGGGAGGCGGGAGGTCAGAGCCTCCGCGAGGGACGAGGTCCTCGGGCGGGGACGGAACAGGTCGAGCAACGACACGAGGTCACTCCCACGAGGACAGGAGCCCGGAGACAGCACTCCAGGCGAGGGCGGCGCCGGCGGTACGGGCGACGCGAGGGGCGAGGACGGTCAGCCCGGCCCACGCGGCGCCGGCCCACACGGACACGCACCACGGGCACGTCACGAAGTAGGCGAGGCGGGACTCCTCGTCGGGGGCGATCCGCTCGCGGACCGGACGGAGGACCTCGTCCTCGACGAGGAGACGGGTCACCCGGTACACGGCGAGCGCGCCGACGCCGAGGGCGACCGGGTCGGCGAGCGCGTCGATCCGGGCGTCCGTCACGCCCGGGGACGTTACCGAGGGGGCACGGGCGGGCGTGCGGAGTTGCGGCGATGACGACCCGGGATCGGCTCCGTCGTCGGGCGCTGCTCGACGAGCCCGGCCCGGGATCGGCGGAGCTGCTCGCGGAGCCACTCGACCTCGCGCTCCAGCTCGGCGACGCGGGCGTCCTCCTGCTCCTGCGCGCGGGCGCGCCGCTCGGCGTCGACGGCGCGCTCGCGACGGAGCCGGCGGAGTTCGCGCTCCTGCCACGCCCGGAGCGCCCGCGTTAGGGGACCGTTCGCCCCGGAGAGGCGCTCGATCGCCCACACGGACCCGCCGAGGATGACGAGGAACGCGAGGAGCAACGGCGACCCGGCAGCGGCGCCGAGCAGCTCGGCGAGGCTCACGCGTGCTCGCGCTCGACGACCCGCCGGAGTCTGTCCCGCTGCCAGAGGATCAGGGTCCCGACGGCGAGGGTCGCGTGCTGGAGGGCTCCGCCGACGAGCCCGGTCCCGGTCCGGTAGTCGGCGCCGAGCCCGAGGACGATCACTGCCTGCCCGGCGAGCATCGCGGCGACGCCGGCGAGGCGGAGGGGCGTCCGGAACCGGTCGGCGAGGAGGACGCCGGTCCCGATCCCGCCGAGCGCGATCCCGAGGACGACCCTCCAGTCGAGGGCGATCCCGAGCCCGCCGAGGGAGGTCACGCCGAGCCCGGCGTACCAGCTCGCGAGGAGCGCGTGCCCGAGGATCACGGGCACGCCCCGGCGGATCGCGAGCCCGAGCAGGACGAGCACGGTCGACCCGTACAGGAGCCACCCGTACGCGGGCTCGGCGGCGCCGGCGTCGAGCCCGTCGACGACTCCGCCGGCGTAGTCGAGCCCCCGGAGTCCGGCCTGCCACAGGGTGACGAGCTGGAGGGCGAGGAGTACCGGGTGCGTCCGTCGCGGCTGCCAGTCGCCCCGGAGGTTCACGAGGAGGCGACGCGGTACGGGCGCCACGGGCGCCAGCCCCGGAGGCTGGAGGAGCAGCCGCACCCGCGCTGCCGGCGGACGAGCGCGGTCCGCCCGCGCCCGAGGTCGAGGCGGGCGTCCTGCCGGGGCGGGGCGTGGTACGCGGGGACGGTCGAGGTCGCCGGGTCGTACGGGGCGACGAGGCGGAGCGGGCGGTCCCGCCCCTCCCCCTGCCACACGTACAGGCGTTCGCGGGTGATGACGACGAACGCGGTCCGGTACACGAGCCCGTCGACGTGGACCTCGGCGGGGAACAGGTCGCGGACGACGACGGGAGACGGTTCAGGCTGGAGTCCGAACTCCAGCTCCGGGGGGGCGGTCACGGCGCCGACGGTACGGAGGGGGACCCGGTAGTCGCGGCGAGCTGCTCGTCGACCTCGGGGATCGCCTGGAGGCGCCACACGTCAACGGCGAGCCCCTGCTCCTCGGCGAGTCGGCGGAGCCCGTCGAGCCCGCCCTCGGAGGCGGCCGAGGAGCGGTGAACGACGACCCGCCCCCCTCCGGGAATCGGGAGGTACGCGACGCCCCTCCAGGGGCGCTCGCGCCTCACGGCGTCGCCCCCGCCTGCCGGGCCTGCCCGGCGGCGTACGCGGCGCGCTCGCGGCGGTCGGCGTGCTCCTGCGCGGCGAGGAGCTGCCGGAGGTGAGCGACCGGCCAGTGAGTGACGCCCTCGGACCACAACTCCGAGGGGATCGCGGCGCGCACCCGGGCGAGGTCGCTCACCTCGGGTGCTCGATCTGCCCCGGGCGGGGCAGCGGCGGGGGCGGTCGGCGGTACGTGCGCGGGGGCGCCGGGTGCTCCGTCGTGGGCACGTCCTCGGGGCGGACGGCGGGGATCGTCGTCGTCTCCGCGCCGGCCGGGTCGAGCGCCTGCCACTGCGGGTCGTCGGCGTCCCGCCGGCGGGCGCGGGGCGCCTCCTCGGGGGCACGGTGACGGCGTCGCTCCTGCTGCCCCTCGGGCGGGCCGGCGTCCTCCTCGCGCCGCTCGACGTGCTCGGGGGGCGTGGTCGAGGGGCGGCGACGCGGGCCGGCGTTCCGGGAGGCGAGGGCGTGGATCGCCTCGGCGGCGACGCGGGCGTCCCGGCGGGCGGTCAGCGCGTACGCGAGGGCGATCGCGGAGACGACGAGGGCGATCGCGGAGACGACGAGGGCGAGGGTCACGCGGGCTCCTGGAGGCGGACGAGCGGGTCGGCGTGGATCGCGGGCTGGACGTTGTCGTCGTCGTACGGCCGGTGCCGGAGTCCGACCGTCTCGCCGGCGAGGATGCGTCGCTGCCGGCGGTCGGCGGACGCCTTCGCGGCGGCGTGCTGTACGTCGAGGTCCAGCTCGACGGCCGCGCGGTGAGTCTGCATCCCGAGCCACCGGAGGTCGGCCGGGTCGTCGAGGACGATCGGGGGGGACTCGGGCTCGTCGAGGCGCTGGAGGACGAGGCGCCCCCGGTCGACGGTCACGAGCCACCGGAACCCGCCGGCGTCGGAGACGGAGCGGGAGAGTGGCAGGGGCACGGGACCCTCCGGAGGCAGCGGCCGGGGCGGACGATCCCCGCCTCCAGGGAAGCGAGGCGGGGACCCTCCGTCCCGACGGTACGGGCGACGCGGGTACTTGCCCCCCGATTATGCACGGGTAGGCGAGCAGCGGACCCACCCGGCGAGCCGGGCGAACTCGTGAGCCTCCTCGTCGGACAGGGACAGCTCCTCGGCGAGGACGGGCTCGACCTCGATCAAGGGGACGCCGGCGGTCATCGCCTCGCACACGCGATCGGCCGCGAGGAGCAGCTCGACGGCGCGCTCGGGCGTCACGTCGCTACCGGCGCCGAGCAGCTCGACGAGGAACGGGTCGGCCGCGTCGTACCCGGGGAGGGCCGGGAGGGCGGGGGCGGCCGGCTCGGCGGGCTGGACGGCGGTCGGGGCGGGCGTCGCGGCCTGGACGGCGTCCGCGTCGACGGTCGGGCCGGCGGTCGCGCCGAGGAGGGCGCCGATCGCGAGGGCGATCGCGAGGGCGACGAGGACGAGGGCGGAGCGGGCGGCGCGGGCGTGGGACACGGGGACCTCCGGGGCGGTTCAGGCGTGGGACGTTGCTTGCCCCTTATTTATACACGGGTAACCCTCGGGGAGGGGCAACCCGCGCGGCGTGTCCGCGTGTCCTGCTCCAGGAGTTCCCGTTCCATACCTCCGCGTGACGGGAGGGGCAGGAGTCGACCGATCGTTACCCGGACGCGACGGAGCCCCCGTCCTCGGGCTCGCGCTGGAGGTAGTCGATTGCTGCCCGGAGACGACCGGGGTCGTCGCCGAAGAACCCGAGCCCCCGGTTACAACTCCTGCACAGCAGCCCCCGAACGCGGCCGGTTCGGTGACAGTGGTCGATCGCGAGGCGCCGGTCGGTGTCGGAGCCTCCACAGATCGCGCACCCGTCGCCGTGAGCGGCCACGAGGGCGGCGTACTCCCCCTCCGTAAGCCCGTACCGGCGGAGGCGCTCCGCGTGCTTGCGGCGCGCTCGCGAGGCGGCAGAGTCGCGCACCTCGCCGGGGCGGCGACACTGCCAGTTGAGCCCCGGCCGGTCGCCGCGAACCCGGCCGCGCACGGGCACGTCCGGGCCACACGCGGCGCAGTCACCGCGTCGGCGGTCCGGGTCGATGTTGGTCAGAGAGTGACGGAGCCCCATGCCATAACCGTAGCGGTTCGGCATGGGGCTCCGGGTGACCTACCGGCCGGCGTGCGAGGACCACTCCAGCGGCTCGGGCTGCTCGCGCGGGTCGTCGACCTCCGAGCCGAGCGCCTCCTCGACGACCTCGCGGGCGGTCGAGGTGACCTGCTCGGGCGTGACGCCGTACCGGGCGGCGAGCCGGTCGCGGGCGAGGTCGACGCCGGCGGACAGGAGCGCGCGCTCGTCGGCGTCGAGGGGGCGCTCGTCCAGCTCGGCGACGACGCGCTCCGGGTCGACGCCGGGGCGGAGGGCGAGCAGCGCGGGCCGGCGGTCGAGGATCGCCTCGGCGACCTGCTCCGCCGGGTCGACGACGGCCGGGGCGTCGACGTACCGGGGGAGGTCCGGCCCGTCCGGGTTCTGCGCGGCCTGCTCGACGCGGGCGCGCACGTCCTCACGGCCGGGCGCCTGGAGGTAGTGCGCGGCGTTCCGGTACCCGAGCCGGCGGACCTCGACCTCGACGGCGAGCAGGAGGCAGCGGCAGCACGTGATCCGCTCGGGCGTCGAGGAGGGCACGACGTACAGCCCCTCGATCCCGCCGAGGGACCCGCACGCGGCGAGGAGGTCGTCGCCCATGAGGTGCGCGGTCTGCGGGCGGTACGGGTCCGAGGGCTCGGAGTCGTCGACCGGCTCCTCGTCGTCCTGCTCGGCGGGCAGCATCCCGGCGGCCGGGTCGGCGTGCTCGACGAGGAGGGCGTGCGCGGCGTCGCGGGTGAGCGCCTCGCCGATCCGGGTCCCGGTCGTCGTGTACGCGTCGACGAGGGCGGTCGAGGCGGAGCCGGCGTCGAGGTCGCGGGTCCGGCCGATCGCCTGCCCGTCGAGGGCGACCTCGTCGAGCCCGGCGCCGACGGGGCGGGTCGTGATCCCGGTCGGCTCGTCGTCCGTCGGGAGGGCGTCGAGGGCGGCGATCCGGTCGGAGGTGACGAGGAGGGCGGTCGCGGCCTCGGCGCGGGTCCGGTACTGCTCGCCGAGGGCGTACCCGCTCGGGACGATCGCGGTCCAGGTCCCCTCGACCTTGACGACGCGCCCGAGGTGCCGGCCGTCGGTCGAGGAGGCGGAGCCGGCGGCGATCGAGTCGAGAGTCGGGAGGTACCCGACGGCGTATCCGGCGTCGGAGCGGGTGAACCGGAACGCGAACGAGGGGGCGGGGGCGGAGGCGTGGGTCGTGGTCACACGATGATTATATGCACGGGTAATGGCGGGAAGGTAGGGGGAGGGGCAACTAATCTCCGGCGTGTCGCGGATCGTCCTCGTCCGCTCGGTTCCGAGCGGTCCAACACGGCGCCCGAGCGTGCCGGCCGCGCCCAAGGTGCCACCCGGCCCACGTCGCCCACACGCCCCCGACGATCCCGGAGGCGCCCCACGCGAGGAGCGCCCACGCGAGGGCGTTCAGCGCCCGAGGCGAGCCCGCACGGACGCGACGACCGTCGAGTCCGGGCGATACCGCCCCCCGCCCGGCGAGCGCCAGTACCCGGAGTCCAGCTCCGCCCACTCCTCCGGCGGGTGCGTGCGGGGATGCTTCGTGCGGCGCCGCTTCCCGACCTCGTCCGGCGGGGCGGGCGCCGGCTCCGCCGGGTGCCGGGACCCGCGCGGGCGGGCGGTCGCGGGGACCTCCTCCTCCGTCTCCGCGAGGTCGTACAGCACGCCCCGGAGGCGCGCGTACGCGGCGACCGCTGCCTCCGTGTACGCGCGGGCGATCGCCTCGCCGATCTGCGAGGGCTGCCGGGCGACGAACGCCCACCCGGGGCAGGAGGGCATCGCGAACCGGAGGGACCCGTCGTCGAGCCGGCGGACCTGGAGGGTCAGCTCGGCGGGCTCGTGCGGCCGGCGGCCGGAGGTAGGCACGCGTTCAGCTCCTCGGGGCAGTCGGTAGGACCTCGTTCGCGACGGTGCTCGACCTACCCCGGCGGACGCCGAGGAGGCGAGTCACGAGCCACACGTACGCGTCGAGGCGGCCGGGGGACTGCTGTCCCTCCGTCCAGGTCGTTAGCTCCAGCTCCAGGAGCGGGAGGGTCCCCACGTGGGAGACGCGGTTCGTCTCGACGGCGGTCGCGACGGGCGTCGCCCGGAGGCGCTTCCCGACGGTCGCGGTCACGGCGTGGAGCTTCGCCGGCGGGGCGGTCGTCGCCGAGTCGAGGAGCCCGCGCTCGATCCGGTCGAGGACCTCGCCGAGCTGCCGGCGGTCGTCGTCGGACGCCTGGACCTGATCGAGGGGGAGGCGCTGCTCGGCGGACGCCCACAGGAGCGCGGCGCGGTCGAGCTGCTCGTCGCGGCCGATCGGGCGGCCGGTCGGCCGGCGGGTGAACGGGTCGACGGCGCCCGCCTCGGCGACCTCGTCGAGGACGCGCGCCTGCCGGACGATCCGCTGCCACGCGTCGAGCGCCTCCTGCCGCATCGTCGGGCCGGCGAGGTTCTGCTCCCACACGAACTCGTCGGCGGCCGTGTCGACGACGGCGAGCCACGCCTGCCGCATCCCCTCGGCGGACGAGCAGCGGCGCGAGCGGTCGTGCGTGACGTACGCCCGGGAGTCCTTCCCCCGGTACCCGGTGACGATGCCGAACTCGTCCGCCCCGCCCGCGCTCGGGTCGATCGCGACGACGCGGAGGGTCGAGGCGCCGACGTAGTCGGAGGGCCGGCGGTTCCGGACGATGTGAACCTCGGCGAACACGGCGCCCTCCGGCGGCGTCGGGTGCTGCTGGTACAGGGAGCCCCACGCCGTCTCGCCGACCTCCAGGCGCCGGAGCTGCCAGTCCTCGGGCGTGCGACCTCGGGCGGACTCCAGCCACTCGCCGGGCTCGCGCCCGAGGGAGTCGGGCAGCCACCCGGGGGCGAGGTTCCCCTCGTCGTCGAGGCGGGGCGCCTCCGCCTGCGCGGGGATCGAGACGAACTCCCACCGGCGGAGGTCCTCGGGCAGCGCCCGCTCCTGCCCGAGGACGTACCCGTACAGGTCGTCCGGGTGCCACCGGGTCTGCGTCAAGATCACGAGCGCGGCGGAGGGGAGGCGGGGGACGGCGACGTTCTGCCACCACGCGAGGACCTTCGCCCGGTGCTCGGGGGAGTCCGCCTGCTCGCGGTCCTTGTACGGGTCGTCGACGAACAGGGCGTCGAGCGGCTTACCGGTCCAGCCCCCGCGCATCCCGTAGGCGATCAGTCCGCCCGTGTGCCCGGCGATCGAGAACCGGGAGACGGAGGTCGAGTCGCCCCGGAGACTGATCCCGAGGAGGTCCTCGGACAGGGGGCGCGGGTTGAGCACGGTCCCGGACCCGTAGGCGGAGACGAAGTTCCGGACCTCCCGGGAGAACGTCGTCGACACGTCCGCCTCAAACGAGGCGATCCCGATCCGGAGGTTCGGGTTCCGGACGAGGAGCCACAGGGGCGTCGCGATCGTGAGGCGCCTCGATTTGCCCTCCTGCGGGGGGGCGGCGACGGCGAGGCGGGCGGACTCCCCGCGTTCCATGCGCTCGACGGCGCGGAGGACGGCCGCGTCGATCAGGCGGAGGGCGGGCGTCTCGATCACGGCGAGCGGGTCGATCGCGTGCGCGAGCGCGCCGGGGCTCGGGTACCTCGTCCGCCGGCGTCGGCGTGCCAGCTCCCGGGCGACCCGCTCGGCGACGGCGACCCGCTCGTGCGCGGGGAGGTCCTGCGTCGCTGCCTCCAGGGCGAGGCGGAGCCGGACGGCGTCGACGGCGGGGGCGGTCACGCGAGCATCGCCCCCACGAGGAACGCGACGGCGAACGCGCCGACCACGTCGTCCGAGGAGAGGTACGCGCCGGCCCGGTCGAGGAGCAGGAGGGCGAGGAGGAGCAGGGCGAGGGCGATCAGCCCTGCGGCGAGGGGGCGGAGCCACCGGTTCCGCTCCCCCCCCGTCACCCTCCCGACAGTACCGGGGGCGTTACTCACCGGCGCGGCGTCCACCGGTTCCGGTCCGGCCGGACCTGGAGCCGGCGAGGGTCGTCGGCGTCGAGCATCGCGACCTCGCGCGCCGTGTACGTCTTACGGGCGCTCCAGCACTCCAGACACTCGCCGGGCGCCTGGAGGAAACACCCGCACGGGCCGGAGCACGCGTACTGCGCGAGGGCGGTCTGCTCGGGATCGCCGTACGCGCACTCACTCGCCACGGGCGCCCGCCTCCTCGTCGCGGACGTGCCGGGCGTGATCCCGCCCCGCCCACGCGGCGGAGGACGGGCCGGACACGATGCACTCCCACCGGCCGCACGCGCACACGATCGCGACGGACGACCCGTACTCGGTCGAGGTGACGGCGTGCGCGCCCTCGGCGGGCAGCGCGGCCGGCGGGGCGAGGCGCTCGGGCGGGAGGGCGAGGGAGCGGAGGACCTCGTCCTCGACGCGCTCGTGCGCGGCGCGGAGCGCGGCCGGGTCGACGCGAGCGGGCTCCAGCTCGGCTCGCCGGCGGGCGTCGCCCTCCGGATCGGTCCCGAACCCGGCGCCCGTCCAGTCCGTCACGCGAGGAGGGTAGCCCCCCCGATACCCCTAGAGGTGCGATCCGCCTCGGGCGCGCACGGCGAGCCCGTGGAGCCACTCGGCGACCTCGTCGAGGCGGACGATCCGGACGACGGACCCGTCGGCGAGGGGCAGCTCGGCGGCGTCCAGCTCGTACCGGGCGAGGTCGGCGATCCGGTCGAGCAGCTCGGACTCCGGACGTGAGACCGCCCGGGGCTCCGTGACGGAACTCCGGGCGGTCTGCTCGTCGGCGGGCATGGGCTGGACGCTACCGGGGGACCTCGTCGCCGGCTCGGTCGTCGAGCGCCTGGAGGGCGCGGCGGCTGCCGAGCGCGGCGAGCGCGGACCCGACGGCGACGACGACGGCGAGCCCGCCGAGCCCGAGGGCGAGCAGCTCCAGGGGAGCGGCAGCGGCGACGGCGACCGTCGTCGTCGCGGCGATCAGCACAGAATCACCTCCTCGCGCGGCCAGGGGACGCGGGGCTGCTCCCCGCGTCCGTCCCACGGCATCGCCCACCGGTCGCGGACGAGGACCTCGGCGAGGTCCTCGGGTCCGCGCCCGAGGTCGACGACGACGGTCGCGAGGGTGCGTCCGCCGTACTTGTCGTCGTCCAGGTCGACGAGGACGACGCGGGTCCCGGCCGGCAGGAGCCGGACGAGGTGCTCGGTCGTCTCCGGTCCGCCGGGCTCGCGGAGTTCCCGGGTCGCGGCGCCCCGTACGCGGACCTTCCGGTACGCGAACTCGCCTCGACCCTTGTCGACCCACACGTACGCCGTGTCGCCGTCGTGCCAGCCCTCGACGGTCCCGTTCTCGTACACGGGTGCGGGGATCGAGGGGAGGACGGCGGTCACGCGGCAGCCCTCGCGGCGAGGTCGCCGACGACGAGGAGCCCGGCGTCGTCGGGCAGGGGCGGGGACTGGAGCCGGCAGGCGAGCCGGTTCGCGAGCCCGTCGACGAGGAGGGCGAGGGAGTTCACGAGGGCGACGGGCAGGTACACGGGGGCGACGATCAGGATCACGAGGAGGACCCGGAGGAGGTCCTGCTGCCACCCGTCGCGGCGGGCCGGGTTCGCCCACGCGCCGGCCCGGACGCCCGCCCACAGGACGTGCGCGCGGAGGGGGCGGTTCGGGTCCAGCTCGCGGACGCCGGCGAGGAACTCCTCGTCCGCCTCGATCGAGGACAGGTGCGGGCGGAGGTGCTCGGGGCGGCCGGCCCGGTGCCACGCGTTCAGGTCGTCGCATCGGCGGTCGTGCCGGATCGCGGCCGGCGTGTGCCGGCCGCTCGTCGGGACGAGGACGCGGAGGGGGCGGGGGACGGAGGCGAGGTCGGTCCGGAACGGGGCGGCGACCTCGCCGAGGGTCCCGTCGCGTTCGGTCCAGCGGAGGGGCTCGATCGCGTCGTACGCGTCGCCGTCGACGAGCGGGACGGGACGGAGGGCGGGGAGGGGGAACAGGAACACGGGGCGCTCCGAGGGTAACGGATCGTGACCTGCCCATAACAGCACGCGATCCCCCGGGATCGAGGCGGTCACACGTACGCAACCTGCCCACGTCCCGGGGGATCGTCGTCAACTACTGCCGAGCGCCTAGTCGCCGAGGGGACCGCCGACCTCCTCGGCGTGCTCCCACTGCCCCGGGACGATCGGCTCGTGCCCGGCCGGCTCCGAGCAGACTCCAGTCGCCCCGAACCGCGCCCCGCACAACCCGAGCGCCCGAGCGCGGTTCACCCGGCGGGCGAGGGCTGCCTCCGGCGAGGAGTCCTCGCGGCGGAGGAACTCCTCGACCGCGAACGCGGCGAACGCGCGGGCGGCCGACTCCGTGAGCACGAGCACGGACGCCGGCCCGAGGCGCTGCCCGGTGAACCGCTCGACGAGCCGGTCCTCCAGCCCGGCGAGGCGGACGTGCCGGGCGAACAGTCCGGCGATCCCGACCCGGGCGGCCTGCTCCCCCGCGCCGGCAGCGGTCGTCGCGACGTGCCCGCACGAGCAGAGGGCGTCGACCCGGAACACGGCCGGCGTCGAAAACCCGGTCGGCTGCCACCCGAGGGCGAGGACCTCGACGAGGTCGTGCGCGGTCACTGGACGCGCTGCCCGGCGAGCGCGTAGTCGCGCCGGCGTAGCTCGCGGCCGATGTACCGCTCCCACCACGTCCGCTGCCACTGCGGGTCGCGGCGAGGGCGCCCGAGCCCGAGGTCGAGGCACCATCGCTCGACGGACGCGGCGAGCGGGCCGGGCGTCACCTCGGCGAGCCCGCTCACGGGTGCCCCGGGTGGAGCGGCTCGGGCTCGGGCACGGCGTAGCGCCACAGGTACCCGTCGCCGTCCCACTCCTCCTCGATCGGGCGGGCGCCCGGCCGGAGAGGCTCGTCGTCGGCGTGTAGCTCCTCGCGGTCGCCCGCGTCCCCGGCGCCGAGCCACTCGACGACCCGGCAGTACGGGACCGGCTCGTACCGGTGCCCGTCGAGGGGCGCCTGCGCGACCTGCTCGACCTCGCGGAGGATCGGCGTCGCGGAGCACTCCTCTTCGCACTCGACGCACCACGAGCGGCAGAGGGACCCAGCGGGGGCGGAACAGGTGAACCGGACGACCGTCGCGGAGGAGGACCCGTCGTCGAACTCCTCGACCTCGACCTCGACGGCGTGCGGGTGTGTCGCCCGAGCGGCCTCCTCCTCGACGGCGAGGCGACCGTCCTCGATCACGGCGCCTCCCCTGCCTCGGCGAACGCGGCGCGGAGGTCGTCCAGCGGGACGGAGACACACTCGGTCGGACCGATCCCGAGGGCAGGGACCGCCTCGGCGTCGTCCCACACGGTCCGGCAGCTCGTGTCGGGTCCGCCGGCGAACAGGTCCCGGAACGGGCGGACGCCGGCGTCCGCCCCTCCTCACGGACCCGGGCGAACGCCTCGACGAGGACCGGCGTCGTCGCCGAGTTCGGGACGACGCCGAACCGGCGGAGGGCGGACCGGGCGCGGACGAGGTCGCCCTCGGCGCCGGACTCCGCGTCGAGCGTCCGGTCGAGGTGTCGGCGGGCTCGACCGACGGCGGCGAGCACGCCCCCGAGCCATGCCTCGCCGTGCGCGCCGGGCGTCTCGATCGCGCCGACGAGGTCGAGTAGGGCATCGCGGTCGGCGGTCACTCCTCGCCCCCCGCCGGCTCGGGCTCGATCAGCAGGACACGGAGGGCGCCGATCTGCCCGTCGAGGTCGGCCGCCCACCGTAGCTCGGACGCGGCCGGGGGCAGGTTGTCCTCGTCGAGGTACTTTCGGGCCACCCGGACCCGCTCGTCGCGGAGGGTCGTCCGCTGCTCGATCAGCGCCTCCAGGCGGGCGCGGAGACCGGCGTCCCCGCCTGCGCGCTGCTCCCCGCGTCGCTCGGCGGCGGCGAGCGCCTCGGCGACGAGGGTCGACAGGAGGGGGCGGGCCGGGTCGAGGCGGTCCTGCCCGGCGTACTCGGAGGCGACGAGCGCGCCCTCGGCGAGGAGGCGGTCGGCGAGCCGGCGGGCGGGCTGCTCGGTCACAGGACCTCGACCCCCTCGACGAGGACCCGCTCGCGGCGGGCGATCCCGTGCTGCTCGATCGCGTCGGCGTACTCGTCGGGCCGGTAGTGGAACGACCAGTGACGCTCGTACAGCTCGACGGCGACCGCGCGGACGACGGCGTCGAGGACGTGCTCGGGGAGCTGCGCGGCGTCGGCGTCGATCACGACCTCCGTGTACGTGCCGGCGGCCGGGTGCCCGAATCCGTGCGTGATGAACCACGAGCGCGGGCTCGGGAGGTCGGTCCAGGAGGACACGCCGGGGGCGGGCATGAGGAGGCGGGCGGAGAACTCGACCGCGCCGTCGCCGAGGGCGGCGCGGACGGTCGCTCCGGGGGGCGTGCGCGGAGGTGGAGGCGTGGGCATCATGCGAGGCACTATACCCTCCCCCTAGTGTCCTCGGGAGGAGGGATGCTCGGCGCGCCCCGGAGGTCGCAGTCCGGGCACGCGAGCCCCTTCCCACGCGGGCGGAGGACCCGCATCCGGCAGCACGAGCAGACCGGCAGCGGGCGCTCCTCCGTCGTGCTCACGCTGCCCGATCCTGCCGGGTGCCGGCTCGGAGTCGCGGCAGTCGCACGGCCACCCGCCGAGCCCGAGGCAGTCGAGGACGTGCCCGGTCGAGCGGAGCGCCCGGAGCTGGAGGGCGGCGTCGACGATGTACCCGAGGAGGGCGCCGGCGACGAGCGGGCCGGCGATCAGGAACGCGGCGATCGCTGCGAGGTCGCGCCACGCGTCGGCGGTCACGCGATCCCGGACCCTAGAAATCGGCCGGTCCGGGCGCGGCGACCGGGACGCGGGGCGGAACCGGCCCGGTGCGATTCCAGAACACGGGGGACAGGATGCGCTCGACGACCGCCTCGACGGCAGGCGCTCGCCGATACCACTCGGACGCGACCCGGTGCTCGGCGAGGGCGGCGTGTATCAGCCCCTCGGCGCCCTGATCGCCGAGGACGTACCCGAGCAGGACGGGCGATCCGTCGGGGCGGACGCCGGGGGGCTGCGGGCTGCTGCCGCCCGCGAGGTCGCGCATCCGACGGTGCGGGTCGAGGGAGGTTCCGATCTTGACGAGGTCACCCCAGGTCGCCACGTACACGAACCGCCTCACCGGGAGGACCTGCGCGCGTGCTTGACGACGGCGACAGTCACGCCGACCCGCTCGGCAACCTCGGGGGCACGGAGGGGGCGGGCAGATCGGAGCGCCTCGTCCCGAACCGCGAGCGCCTCCCGCTCGCGGTCGTGGAGGCGGCCGAGGTAGGCGACGGCGGCGCGGGCGCGGTCGAGCGGGTCGGCGTGCTCGCGAACCTCGTCGAGCGTGCGCGGGAGGGGCTGTGTCATGCGGTACACGCTACCCGGTATCCGTGTCCCGTGTTACTCGTTGCTCACGACTCCGGACCTGCCTCGCCTCCAGCGCGACGCCGGCCGCGAGGCAGGCGATCCCGAGCACGAGCCCGAGCCCGATCAGGACGGGACCGATCACGGGTCCTCCTCGGGTAGGTCGACGATCCGCTCGTACTGGTCGGCGTGCTCCGCGCACACGGGCAGGACGCGGCCGGTCTGCCCGAGGGGGACGGCGGCGATCGCGGGGGCGCGGCAGTCCCCGCCCGGGTTCTCGCGGGACGGTTCCCACACGGGCGCCTCGCACGTCCGCGTCACGGCTCCTCCGGGTCCTCGGCGGGCAGCGGGCGGAGCCGGTAGGCGAGGAGAATCACGGTCACTCGGAGCAGGGCGTACACGCGGACGAGGCGGAGGTGCGCCCGGTCCGGGGCGAACGCGGTCCCGAGGATCACGTCGGGCCGGCCGGGCGCGCACCCGTGCAGGTCGGCGACCCACCCGGGGCGGGACCGCTTGCCCGAGCGGGACACGATCACGGCCGGGCGCGGGTCGCCCCACAGGACGGAGAGGGTCGTTCCGGGCACGGGACCGGGGAGTCTCACGGCAGGTCGAGGCAGCGGCGGAGCACGTCGAGGGCGGCGCGGGCGTCGTCGCGGTCGTCGGCGATCACCTCGACGCCGAGCCCGTACGCCTCCCGGCAGGCGGTCGCGAGGGCGTCGAGCGCCTGGAGGACGGCCGGCGGGATCGACGCCGTGTCGGGCAGGCGGACGCGGACGGCGTCCTCGCGCTCGCGGACGGCGAACTCGACGGGCTCCCGGGCTGCCAGCTCGGGGAACGCGCG